TCACCCGGCGAGTTCGAGCCGGTACACGCACATCGCCGGTTCCGGCCGCACCGTCACCAGGTCGTGGTTCGTCTTCTCTGCCGGACGACCGAACGTGCCGACCCAGGTGATGACCCGGAACGACACCACCAGGTCGCCGGCCGGGGTACGCCCGACGATCTGACCGATCGAGGACTCCTTGACCTCGGAACCCGCTTCCGAGTTCCGCAACTGGGCGACGAGGCCATCGGCGGAACCGGCATCGGGCGAGTCGTCGCACAACCGATCCAGCGCCGATTCGACGCGACTCGTGTCCGTGGGCGAATAGGTCAGCAGATCGACGACCATCAGTCGCGCGTACTCGACGACGGCCGCATCGTCGATCGGGGGCTCTTCCTCCGGCTCCTCCGAGCGCAGCGCGAACACCAGGACCTCGGCGGCCAGGAGTGCCACCGCCGCGGCGAGACCCACCAGCCACCACCGCGTGGGGCGGCGGTGCCGTGGAGACGGCCGACCATGGCGGAGGAGTTCGGCTCCGGGCCTGTCCGGCATGGGTCCGGATACGAGCGAAGCCCCGGTCCGCGTCGAGGACCAGCGACCTCCGGGTCCGCTGCGACCGTGCGTCATCTGGCTCCCCCCGCGGGCCCGAGGCCCTCGTGGAGCCCCCTGTCAGGATTGAACTGACGACCGCTCGCTTACAAGGTCGGCAGCCAACCAGGGGCGACGGTGAGCACGCTCCCCTTGCACAGGGTCGACACCGACAGGGCCGACGCGGCGTGAGCGGCCTGGTGTGGTCCGACGACGAGATCGGCCTGTCCGTCTGGGTCAACGGGTCGTCGGTCGAACTCACGATGGGCGACGGATGGTCGGGCAGGCTGACCGCCGAGCAGGCCGCGAGGATCGACGCCGGCGGCTTCGCGGACGCGATCAGGGTGGCGTGCGCTCGCGCCACAGAGGGCGTCGCTGTCCCCTGAAATGGGACGTTGCAGATTGGTACATCCGTGCCAGTGGTTTCCGATGGCGGATTGTGTTTCCGATCAGTGCAGATGATTGCGTTTTGGGCAACGTGCGTTGTTAGACCGTTATGTGACTTATGAGGCGAAAGTGGTTCCCGTGGCGAACGATATTGAAATGACATCCCACGTAATTGAGGACTGGATCACCCATCTCTACGCCGAGGGCAAATCGAACCGCACCGTGAAAGACCGCCGAATCGTTCTCCGCCGATTCGAACGCGATATCGAGACACCCATTCTCGCCGCCACCACCGGTCAAATCGCGGCATGGCTCGGACGTGACGACCTGGCCACCGTCACCCGATCCGTCTACCACTCGATCCTCACCGCGTTCTACAAGTGGGCCATCGCCGTCAAGCTCCGCGAGGACGACCCCGTCGCCCCCATCAAGGCGGCGAAGCGCCCGCGCCGGCAGCCGCGGCCCGTCACACCCGATCAGTACCGACGCCTCCTCGACGGCGCCGCCGACGACCCCGTCACCACCGCGATGCTGCTGCTCTCCGGGATGCAGGGACTTCGCGTGCACGAAGTCGCCCGCTTCCACTCCCGCCACCTCGACGTCGAGGCCCGCACGATCGAGGTCACCGGCAAAGGCGGCGCGTCGTACGTGCTGCCCGCCGCCCAGCCGGTGATCGACCACGCCCGGAAGATGCCGCAGACCGGATTTTGGTTCCCGTCACAGAGGGCGAAACACCTCGGTGGCCGTACCGTGTCCGAACGAATTCACCTGCACATGATTCGACATCGGGTCCCCGGTACGCCCCATTGTTTGCGCCACCACTTCGGCACCCAGCTCGTTTCGAACGGCGCCGACCTGCGTGTCGCCCAGGAGCTTCTTCGCCATTCCTCGTTGCAGACGACGGCGATTTACGTCGCCACTTCCGACGACAGGAAACGGGAAGCGATCGACCGGCTGGCGGCTTAATTCGGTCGCTGGCTGAGCCGATTGACGAGCTCGACGAATTTCATCGCGTCAGCCTCGCCGGTGTCCATGCCGGTGATGGTGTAGCCGTTGGGCCAAGTGATGTCGACGAGGATGTTCTGGGCCGTCTCTCCCATCACGCCGCCGACTGCGGCGCCTTTCCACCCCGCCACCGCGTGGCCGGCGGCCATCCGTCCGATGCTCTGGTGGCTCTCGATCGCGCCGTACCGCATGGTGGCGTGGCATCCAGCGAGGGCGAACCACTGGTCGGAGTTGCGGCCGAACCCGATGCTGACACCGTTGGAGATGAGCCCGCCGAACCCCATCTTCAATGTCATCTGCTCGCGCAACTTGAGCGAGCTCATCACCTCGCGCGAGGCTTTCGCCTCCGCCTTCTTGCGGTCCTTCTCGGCCCGTTTCGCGTCATCCATGGGACGAATCTACGGCCGGGGACAATGATGTGGTGACTGATCGCGAGGTGTTGCGTGCCGCGGCCGAGGCTGTGCGCGCCCTGATGCGCCGGCGCCAGGCTGCACAACAGCTCCGCTCCGACGGAGGGTGGGCGCCGCCGGACCCCGAGCTACTGGCGCTGGGCATTGAGTGCGACGAGGTGATTTACAACCAGCGGGCCGAGGCGACCGATCTCGCCGACCGGCTGGCGGCGGTGCTCGGGGATGCCTGGGAGCCCTGAGGGGACTCCGACCTGCATCGTTCGTAGGCGAGACGCGAACGCTCCAAATCGCCGAAGCGGCATGCATTCGCCGATCCTATGCTTGCTCGTGGTACCTTCTGCCTATGACTAGCAAGCAAAAACCAGCAAGCACCGGCGTCGAGCCGCCCCCTGCAGCCGCCGGAGGACGAGCCCGCGCGAAAGCACTCACCCCAGCAGAGCGATCAGCCATCGCAAAGAAGGCAGCGACCGACCGATGGTCCGTCGAAGCGCCTCCCGCCATCTGCGGGTCCGCCGACTCCCCACTCACTATCGGCGGCATCGAGATCGAGTGCTACGTCCTCAAAGACGGCACCCGTGTCATCACCCAGGCGTCGTTCATGCGTTCAATCGGTCGTAACCCACGTGGCAGTGGTCTCGCCGACGAGAACCTGCCGCCGTTCTTGCGCACACAGAGCATCCGCCCGTACATCACTGATGACATCGTCGCCGCTAGCCGACCCATCACATTCACTCTCCCTCGCGGTGGCCGAGCAAAGGGATTCCGGGCCGAACTACTCCCCGTCGTCTGCGAGCTGTACCTGAAAGCCCGGCACGACGGGATACTTCCAGCGAACCAAGAACACATCGCCGCACAGGCAGAGATCCTCGTCCGAGGTCTCGCACAGACCGGCATCATTGCTCTCGTTGACGAAGCGACCGGTTACCAAGAGATTCGCGCCCGAGACGCACTCGCCAAGATCCTTGAGTCCTTCGTCGAGAAGGAGCTGCAACCGTGGGTTCGCACCTTTCCGGACGATTTCTACAAGGAGATGTTCCGGCTCCGCGACCTCGAGTACCCGCCCAAGGACGGGCTCGGCGCGCGCCCCCAGTACTTTGGACTGTTCACCAACGACATCGTCTATAAGCGTCTGGCGCCTGGCGTCCTCGAAGAGCTCAAGCGCGTCCAGCGTAAGGGGAAGACGGGCAAGCCGAAGGACAAGCTGTTCCAGCACCTCACTCAGAACACCGGCTATCCGAAGTTGCGAGAGCACCTCGGATCAGTTGTCGCAATCATGAAGATGAGCCCCGACTGGGACACTTTCAAGCAGAACCTCGACCGCATCCATCCGAAGTATGACGAGACGATCCCGCTCGACTTCGACGCCAGGTAAGCGGCGTCCGTCCCCCCGCCCAACACTTCTGGTTATGGGCGGGGTCGTGATGTAGTCCGAACGAATGAACGAACCCGATCACCGCGCTCTCGATGTGCTACCCGACGGAATTCAAGGCAATATCCACTGAGTGAAATCACAGCGGTTTGAATGGATGGACACTCTGCGTGGAATTGCCATGCTGCTCGTTGTAGTCCTCCACGCCGGATTGGCGCTGAACTACTACGCGGATTCCTACCCCCGCGTGATTGAGATCTTTAATCTCGCATTTCAGCCATTTCGAATGCCGACGCTGATGTTTCTCAGCGGCATGCTGCTGAACAAGTCGCTGTCGAAGCCGGCGCCCACGTACTTCGAGGGCAAGGGCCGCAAGCTTCTGTGGCCCTACCTGGTGTGGACTGCAATCGCTCTCACCGCCCAGGGCGACATCAGTGCATACACACTCGGGCGCGCCGTCTACAACCCCGTCGAGACACACCTCTGGTATCTGTGGTTCCTGCTGATCTTCTACACCATCGCTTTCGTCATCAAGCCGATCCCGTTCTGGATTCCCGGACTCATTGCGCTCGCCGCGTCACAGTTCCTCACTGAGGATTTCCGGTTGGAGAAGATGGCGTTTCTGTTCGCGTTCTTCATGTTCGGCAAGGTGTATTCCGAGCACGCCGACAAGCTGTCCCGTTTCAATCGGCCACTGATTCTCGTCGCCGTGTTCGCGGTCGGCGCAATCGCTTCGGGCTTCAACATCGCCCACTGGAAGGTGCTGTATGAACCGGCCTACGTGGTCCCCGTGGTGTGCGGGCTGTTTCTCGCGATCTGCTTGGTGCCCCGCATCCCAGCGTCGAAGGCCCGCAGCGCCCTTCAGTACCTAGGCAGGAACTCGCTGATCCTCTACGTCGTGCATCTGATCGCGATCAAATCCGCCGGCACCGTCCTCGGCAACCATGGACTGACCAACCCGTGGGTCCTGTTCCCCGTCCTGCTCGCGATCGGCATCGGCACCAGCGTCGTGTTCATGCTTCTGCGCGACCAGTTCACCGCCGTCGGATGGCTGTTCGAGCTACCGAGTCGCAAGCGCCAGGCCCCGCCGCAGGTCCAGGAGGAGCGACGGAGGGAACCCGAGGACGCCTGAGTCAGCCCCGTCCGACGATGCTCCACACGCCGGACGTGGCGTTGCTCATCACCTCAACCCACTCGTACTGCGCGTCCAGGACGACTGAGGTGGCACCATCGATCGAACCGCCCGCAGCGATCGTGACCGCATTGGCCGAGGCGTCAATCTTCTTAAACAGGAAGCGATAGCCCGCGGTGCTCGTGTTCGGCAGGGTCAGGGTGAAGGCGCCCGCGGTCGCGTTGCACAGGTTGTGTGGTCCGTTGGTGACGGTCAGGGTGGCGGCGGCGGTACGGACACTGGTGCCCACCCGGAAGCCGCCGCTGAACGCGGCAGGGCCGCTGGTGCTAATCGGGTACGCACCGCCAGCGGTGCGGAGGCCGGCGTCAGAGAGCACCGTACCGAGGTCGGCAGTCGCCGAACCGATCGCGGCCTGCGCGGCGGTAGTGCGCCAGCCTGCCCCGTCCCACACCTTCGCCTGGCCCGCGCCGTAGCGCACACCGCTCACATCGGCATTGCCTGTGACATCGAGAGCGATAATGGCCCGGCTGCCGGTCAGTGTGCCAGGCCCGATCACGAGGACCGATCCCGGCTTGGAGGTTCCCCCACTATCGACGTCGGCCGCGTGGACAGCATACGAAGACGGGTTCGTTCCGAAGATCTCAACCAGGCCGCCGCTGAGGTCAATCGTGACATCGGTGGCCAGCGCTGACACCTCCACGCCCTTGGCTGAGGTACGGATCTTCGGGGCCGCGACGCGGGTGCCCGTGCTGCCCGACCGGGACAGGATCGCGTTCTGTTCGCCGTAGTAGGTGGGGCGGACGATATCGAAGTCATAGTCGGCGCCGTACTGCGGGTTGCCATGTGACCACCCCGAGTTGTCGCCGCCGACCACGGTGTCGTCGATGGAGTAGGTGTCTCGGGAGCCGTGGCCGTGGGTCTGGAAGCTGACGCCGGCGGGGCGGTACGCCTTGCAGCGGCGTGACCCGCAGCGGGCGGATGCCACATAGTTGGCGAGGTGTCGCGTGCCGTAGGAGACGTCGTCTTCGAATTCGCCGTCGACACAGTGCATCATGCGACCGATGTAGCCGTGTCCCGATCCGGTTTGGAAGGGGTCTCGCCCCTCGACGCGGCGAGCACGGGGCCGCAGGCAGGCGCGGAAGCTACAGATGTGGTTCTGCCATCCGCGCACCACGACGTTCTCCACCAGCGGGTCGATGCAGCCGTTGAAGTGGAAGATGTGCGCGCCGCCATCCTCGATCGAGCCTGTGTACAGCCCGCCGGGATTGGTATCAATGAGCAGGCCGATGTTCCGCACGACTGGGCGCACCGGGTTGAGGATCTTGCGCAGCTTCGGTGCGTCAGAGCCGTTGACGCGGTAGGTATGGGCGAGCGGGACCCGCAGTCGCACCAGGCCCGAAGATGGAGTGGTGGATCGGACAATGTTGACTTCGCCGTAGCCCGCCCACGACACGTTGGTGCCGGTATCCCACTTGGCGACCGGATACTTGTCAGACAGGATGACCAGGTCGTCGGTGGTGAAGCTGTTCGCGCCGGAGAATGGGTTGGTGACGACCTCAACCGCGCCGCGAGCGAAGGTGGTCGACGATAGCGCGACCTCGGGGCCGAACGTCGAGGTCCACGTGATGAACGGATTGGCGACCGCGAGATTGGCCGACGACATCGTCTTGGTGACGACGCTCGCACCGTTGAAGTCCAGCGTCAGCGACTTCCCCGTGATCGAGATCGGGTCCAGGCGGTAGGTCTTGGCGGCATCGAAGATCAGCGTCGATCCGTCAGGCACGGAGGCGATGAGCGCGTTGAGTGCGGCGGTGTCGTTCGTGCCGGTGCCGGTGTTGGCGTCACCGCCGGTCCAGTCGCCCACGAGACCGTGCTGCCCGACGTAGAAGGTCTTGCCCAGCTGAGGGGCATAAGTGGTGTCGAGTGCCGTTCGCGTCTCCGAGTCCGGATCGATGATTCGTGCCGCGACGCCCGCATCGGGAACGACACCCTCGGCGACGTCGTCGAGGATCTGCTGGGCGGCGTCGCGGGCGGCGACGGCCTCGTCGCGGTACGCCTTCACCTCGGTGGTGACGAGCGGCGACTGGGGGCCGATGTCGTCGAACAGATCGTTGAGGTGCAGCGTCGTCCCGACGGCGGGCGGGTCGAAGGTGACGGATTTCGACGGCAGGGTCTTCTTGCCCCACATGAGCGTCGGCTGCGCGACCCACCGGACGGGGTTCCCGCCGATCGTCGCGGCCAGCCGGACGCCTTCGTTGCCCTGCAGGTCGGTGAGCACACCCGCGGCGACGAGCCCGGGAACCTCGGCGAGGGTGACGCTCTCGGACGCCCCCGCCGCACCCGCGGTGACGAACCCGGTGTTCGACGGCTTCGGCGCGAACACCACCTTCCCCGTCGGGTGCACCGTGTCGGGGTTGGGGTCGCCGTCGACGATGCCGTCGTCGACGATGTGCGACCACAGCCCCGTCACGGTCATGTACGTGACATCAGCCATCGGTGGGTTCCTCCTCTTGGCGAGCGATTACGGAATTCAGTTGATCGGCCGCCGCAGCCCAGTTCTCGCCCCACTGGGCGAACCACGGTCCGTCCCAGGGCATGAGGTAAACCGAGTCGGTGGTCGGCGGGTCGAAGGTGTCGGTGACGAGGTAGGCGTCGGTGGCCGAGTCGTGCCACCAGTAGGTGCCCTCGCCGGCGGCGTGGAAGTCAGCGACGTTGCTGGGGTTGATCATGATCACGCCGCCTCACCGCGCGTCGAGGTGTCGACGGTGACGCCAGCCCAGGGGATGCAGTCGTTTCGGCGGTTCAGTGACGCGAGGGTCACCGTCGACGGGATGGAGCCCACGTTGTTGGGTGTGCGGAAGTACCAGGCGTCGAGCAGCTGGCCCGGGCGGGCCACATCGCCGGTCTGCGGACGACACGCATAGGTGCGGGCCTCCTGCGCGAGACCGGGTGCGATCTGCTGGTGGGCAACGAACAGGATCTGGCCGGGCGTGCAGATCTGGTCGATCGCGAGGTCGACGCCGACCTCGCGCAGCGAGTTGGTGTTCGCCACCCCATCCTTGATGTTGCCACTGTCCCACACCTTTTCGATGGACAGGGTCGCGGGGTTGTACACGCAGAGCGCCATGTAGTACGCCTCGATCGAGAAGACGTTCGCGTCGTTCCCGACCCGCCAGCGCAGCTTCTTCACCACGCCGCGGCGGTCCACGATGATCGGCGTGTAGTCGACCGGAGCGAGACTGTTCGACAGGCTCGTCGGTGTCGACGGCTTGTAGGTGGCCGGCGCCGGATTCAGCGACACCACCGTGCTGCCCGAGCTGCCCGCCACGTTGCCGGTGGTGGAGTTCGCCGCATAGCTGCCCGAGGTGTGGTTGTGCGTTGCCGCCACCCACCGCACCAGGTCGGCACGGCCACAGGTGACCATGTCGTCGATGTCGGCGACATACGCCGGAGTGACCGGCGACGAGGGTGCGACCTCCTCCAGATTGGCGATCGCCTCCTGCACCTTCTCGAGTTCGTAGCGGGTGCCCAACTCGCCGAAGATGGCGTTCGCCCTCTCCCGCAGCGACATCTGGTCCTCGGACTGCGGTGGCGGCATCGTGATCTTCGGAGCAGACCGCGTTGGGATCACCTGTGTCGCCGCGATCCGGTCATCAGGCGGTTCGGCGGCGGGCCAGTAATGGCGGTCCCGCCCCTCCGGTGGGGGTGTCATCAGACCGTGACCCGCATCAGCCGAATCCGCAGCTGCGCCTTCGTGTTGCGGATCTGCCACGAGTTGAGGTTGCCCGCGACCTTCACCGCCGACGCGAACAGTGTCACCGCGGTGTTCGCGGGGATCACGCCCTCGGTCGATGCCGGGGTGAGGTCGACGTCGGAGTGCGCGCGGAACGCGACCTCGCGGTAGCCCTCACCGTCCTGGCCCTTGCCGTACCCGACGAGCGGTCCCGACGTGGCGTTGTCGGTGCGCAGCTCCATGTCGATCTGGGTGCCCGACTTCGACGACACGTCGACGCCTCCGGCGAAGTCGAAGCGGTATGGCCACGGCTTCGCCGGGATCGCGACGGAGAACAGGGTGTGGCGGGTGTCGGTCGACAACTTCGTGACGTTCGGGAACCCGCCCGGGCCGACGACGTACTCCTCGGTGACGAACTGGCCCGGTTGCCACACCAGCTTGCCGTCGTCCTCGCGGAAGGTGAGGACGTCGCCGTCGGTGGGGTCGGAGTCGGCGGCGACGTCGACGGAGTTGATGACCGACCCCGACGGCCCAGTCGGACCGGGGTCGCCCTTCGGCATCTCAGGCAGGTCGATCCCCACCGCGTACGAGCCGGCCGACCCCGACACCCGCACACCGAAGTCTGGGCCCGCCACCGGATCCCCGTCGATCGTCAGCGTCCCCGGAGTGAGCGCGGGCGGCGGACCCACCGGACCGGGTGTGCCGTACACACCGTGGTAGACGACGAACGACGCCCCGGACCACACGTACTGGTCGTTGGTGTCGGTGTTGCGCCACGCCCAGTTGGTGTTGTCCTCGCCGAGCACCAGCGCGAGAGCGTTGAGCTCGTCGGTGGTGAGCTCGCCGCGGTGGATCGCTCCGGGCGGCCCGGGCGGACCTGGCGCACCCTCGTACGCGGGCAACCCCATCACTGCCCGTTCGGCGGCACCGTTCTGGCGGCGACGGACGTGCAGATACGTTTCGGTCATCGGCGGGGCGCCGGCGGGCTGCGGGATCGCGAAGATCTCGAGCTCTACACCGATGCGTTCGATCGGGTCGTCAGCCATTGTGCTGTCTCACTTTCTCTCGCAGCAGCTTCCACGCCTGGTCGGGGTTTTCGCCGAGGACGGAGATGCCGGTGACGCGGTGGGTCATGCGGGTCACCTCACCCGCGACGGTTTCGCTCTGAACGTCGCCGAGGTCGGGGGTCGCTTCCCAGTGCCCGAGCGGCACGAAGTCGCGGACCTCGCCCGACCACACGAGGTCGCGGGTGTAGTTGCACACCGCCTGGGCGACCAACTCCGACAGAGGGTCCGGGATGGGGGCGAATGCGTTGTTCGACAGCGGTGTGTTGCGCAGGAACTTCCCGAGCCGCAGCACGGTCGGATCGTCGAGCGCGTACGGCATCGGCCTGGTCTCGTCGTCGTCGCTCACGGCGCGACCTCCCTCTTCACACGGTCGGCGGCGTGCTCGAGCATCGACAGCCCGCCGAGGGGCCGCCGGTTGTAGATCGTGTGCGTCGACCGGACACCGACACCGAGGTAACCGCGGGCGTCTTTCGCGGCCCGGTCGTAGCGGCCCCAGTTCCGCGGGTCCCACCACGCACCCAGCTTGTCGTCGATCTCCGCGCGGACCGTCGGGTTCCCGAGCTTGGCCAGCACGTCCCGCACCCACACGGACCGGTCAGCGAGCTGCATCCGCGGTGTGAGGGTCGCGATGACGCGCAGCGGGGACCGCGGCGGGCAGCAGCAGATGACATCGCCCGGGTGGTTGACCGGAATGACGCGCGAGTCGACGTGCTGGCGGCCGCGTTCCGGCGCGGCGATCCCGTAGTCGGCCAGCCCATTCGAGCCGGGGTTCGACGGGTTCGCCACCACCACAGCGCGCTTTACCTGTGGGAACTCGGCCATGATGCCCGACACGGCGAGGTCGTCGACGATGTCGGCGCCGGCCGAGTATCCGGCGAGCACGACGACCGCGTCCGGGTGGTCCGCTGCGATGATCGCCAACTCGATCCGCACATTCGTGCGGCCAAAACGTTTCGTCGTCTCGTAGTCCGGGGCGTGCGGGTTGCGCTGGCCATTGACGAACCCGTACGCCGCCGGATAGTCGACCTCGACGTGCGTCCACCCGGCGCCGAGCCGATCCACGAACGGGGTCAGCATGTTCCGGCCCATCGGCTCACCGATACCGCGGACTGTCACCACATAGCGGTTCATCGTCTGTCCTTCGCTTGCTCGATGAGGAGCGTCCAGATCAAGTTCGCCACTGTCACCGCGAGCGCGAAGTACAGGACGAATCGAATCTCGTTGCGCCACAGATACGCCGAGCCCGTCCACGCCGAGATACCGACCTGACCGGCGAACAGGGTCAGCGCTACAGCCAGGTACAGCACGGCCCGCCCCGCATGGGTGCGTGACCACCGCGACCGGAATCCGTACAGGAGGCTGAACAGTCCGGACAGCACGGCGATCGTCACGATCAGCACGTTCGCGCCAACCCTCGCCTCAACACCAACCAGGTCGAGGACCGGCAGCAGCACTGCACCGGCCGTCAAGGTGCCGGCCGCGCTCTTCGCTGCCCGCTTCATGCATACCTCCGTCTCATCGCCTTCTCGATTCCCTCACCGAAGTGGTTGTGGTCGGTTTGGCGGCGGCCCTCTTTCGCCAGCCACTCCACCTCGGGACGCTGTGCCTGCAGCCGATCCAGCTCCGCGCGCGCCTCGCTGGAGCTCTCGGATTCCCGACGGCGCTGCCACGGCCAGCGCATCACTCGCTCCCTGCGATTTGCTGCTGTACCGATTCGGCGATCCGCACCGCGGGCCGGGCGGCATCCAGCAACAGCCGGTTCTGCGCGGTGGCTTCCTCGGCCACGGTGCGCCAGTGATCGCGGTCGCTATAGGCCTGATCCAGCTGCGCTTTCGGCACCAACCGACCGAGGAGCACCAGCATGACGACTACCGCGAGGAGTGCGCCGGATGACAAGTCCGCCCACGGCAAACCCCCGAGGGCTTCCATCAGTCGTCGGCGGAATCGGGCGCAGCGTGGCGGGGAGGCAGTCCGAGGTCCGCGCGCTGCACTCTCTCGTCCCGGAGTGTGTTGGTGATGAAGGGTTGTCGTTGATCGCGGTGGATTGTTGCGTTCACCGTGGGAGTCACCTGGGGGCGCGTCACCAGCAGGCCGAGCACCAGCGGTGCGGCGGCGAGAATCGCGCCCTGCTGCTGATCGGTGAGGTCGAATCCGAACGCGACCAACAGCGGCAGTCCGGTGCCGATGACACCGACGATCGCCGGAAGAACGGTCTCGCGGACGGTGATGACCACTATCAGCGACAGCACCGCGTTGACGAACGCCTGGATGATGCCCTGGGTCTCGGTGGATACGTTGATGCCGAACGCGACGACCAGCGCGACCGCGGACATGATCGCCGCCGTCCACGCCGCGGGCTCGCGACCGAACACCAGCGTGGGGGTATGAGTGGGTACAGACACGGTGAAACTCCTTCTGTGAGTGGGGTCAGCGACCCGGGGGGATGTACAGGTAGTCACCGCGATCGAGCTTCACGGTGCCGTTGCGATCGCACAGCAGAGCGCCGTGCTCGAAGTCCTGGCGGATGATGCCGTCCTGCTCGTATTCGTCGGAGATGGCGAAGCCGAGCGAGCCCTCGTGCCACTGCTCGCGGGCGTAGCGCTCGCCGATCTGGCCGTACAGGGCGTAGCCGTCGTGGCCGTAGCGGCGCTGGATAGCACCGTTCTTGAAGCCCTGGACGTCGCCGAGGAACAGGTCGGGGATAACGTTGCCGTCGGCGTTCTTCGCCGGAATCAGGGCGTGATACTTCAGCGGGACACCGAGTAGACCGTTCTCGAAGTCGAATCGCTCGTATACGTCGAGGATCGCGGTGGGGACCGGGACCGTGGAGTTGGTCGCGGCCAGCCAGTAGATGTTGCCGCGCTCGTAGCGCCGGACCTTGCCCGAGACGCTGCCGCGAAGCGGGAGTTCGCCCGACGTCGGGGCGCCGAGCCACGGGGAGAACGAGCGGACGTGGTCGATCTCGTTGCGAATCACGCGCGGCGGGATCGGTGCGCCGAGTTCGGCCATGACCGCGGCGATGTCGGAACGCCGCTTGGACATGTTCATGCCGCCCGGATCCCACTTGCCCTGTGCCGCGCCGGCCCACTCCTTGTGCCCAATCGTGTTGCACGCCAAGCTGCCGTGCTTCTTGGTCTTCGCGACCAGATGGATGATCGCGTTGATCCGCACACCGTTCCAGTACTGAATCGAGCCCCAGCCCTCGGTGCCGTTGTTGTCCATCTCCATGCCGGTGAGCTGGGCGTTGACGTCGCGAATGCCGTAACCGGAGCCGCTGCCACCGTGCCAGGCGATGCCGTAGCCACAGATCACGAGCTTTCCGTTGCGCGGCAGGAAGAACTGCGAGCACAGCCCGAGGCTCGGATGGTTGGCGATCGACCACGGCGAGGAGTTGCCGGACGCGCCGGTGTGGTGGTCCATGTTGCCCCAGAGCGGCGAGATCATGTCGCCGTGTCCTCGGGTGCGAGCGCCGTCGAGCAGCGTCGCCTTGATGACGGGGTCCTTCTGTAGCCGCTCGTAGACGGCGATCGGATCAGCCATGGTCAGTACCTCCGTACTGGGTGGTGGGTTGGCTTGCTGGATAGGTCATTCGCTCAGTGCGGCTCGTGTGAGCCAGGTGCCGAATCGGCGGATCTTGCCCAGGGCGATCGACCCGGGTTCGCGTTCGGCGTCGGGCCGTCCGATCTGCAGCGTCAACTTGCCGCGCACGCTGCGTGAGTCCTCGTAGGTGATCTCTTCGAGGTACTCGACCTCGACCTTCCCGTCGGCCATCTGCACACCGACGAGGTCGCCGAGCTGCAGGTCCTTGCCGATGTAGTAGGGCGATCCGTTCTGCACCGAGATGGCGTGCGAGATGTACGGTCTCGTCGCCCAGTGCGCCGACTTCATCCCCGACAGCGTCTCCATCGACAGTCCGGTCGACGACGACTCGGCGAACGTCTCCTTGAACCGCCACGGACCGGCCTCGTTGGCGCGCTGGATGTCCTCGGAGGTGTGGAACGCCATGACGGTGTCCTTGACGACACCCTCGAACGCGCCGAGCTCGAGGTTCGTCAGGAACGGCAGGATCGGTGCCGCCGCACCGCCGGTCGCGGCGACCAGCGCGGCGCCGACCGCCGCCCCGATCCCCGACAGCAGCATGTTGGCGCCGGTGACCAGCAGCGTGTTGACCCACTCCGGCGACTTGCCACCAGCGGTCACCCGCGACGCCATCGCCGTGTGGGTGGTCTGCTCGTACTCGTCTGCGGGCGTGTACTTCCCGGTGGTGTACACCGCGATCGGCTTGTTCGCGATCGTCCCCTCGACCTTGTCGAGGTACTCCTGGTAGCGGTCGTCGCCGAGGATCGGATACAGCACCCAGCCGAGCAGGTCGGTACCCATCTGGATGCCGGTGCGGAAGAATCCGTCGATCGCGGTGCCGGTCCAGCCGACCGGTTGGCCCTTCTCGACGAAGTCGAGGATCAGCTTCGGCCGGTCGAGATGGATGAATTCGGGGAACGGCTGCGGGTCGACGTCGGGGTCGAAGAACTGGTAGACGATCTGCAGGTCGTTGGCCTGGCACACCTCGGTGAAGGCGGTGAGCGCCTCGTCCATCCGCCACGACGCCGAATCCCATTTCGAGGTGTCGCCGATGAACTTGTTGCGCGGGTTGACGATGATCGGGTGCAGCGCCTTCTTCACCACGTTCCACGCGTCGGGCGCGAACAGGTTGCCCGTCGGGATCGAGAACAACTCGCCCTGCAGCCGAACGAGGTTCGCGGCCAACGCCAGCGCGCACATGCTGGCCGACGGCCCCAGCCCGAACCAGTACTTGATCGGCTGGAACTCGGCCACCGACCACGGGCACGGCCACAACCGGATCCACGCCAGGTGCTCCAGCGCGCCGATCGCCTCGACCTCGTAGTAGCGCTTCAACCCCTTACGGGTGCGGGTGAACTTCGTGATGAACCACAACGTCGTGTAGCCCGGGAGCCGGACCACGATCGGCCGGACCGTCGCCTTCGGCTGCCCGTCGAGATAGTCGCCGTAGTGGTCGTCGCACGGCAGGAGCATCGTCAGCCCGCCGGCCGCCGACTTCTTGTCGGTGAACTTGAGGTCTTGGTAGTCGCCGGAGATAGACCAAATCGCCATCTCCTTGGTGCGGAGCTCGACGACCGCCTTCGGGTTCTTGTAGGTGTCCCGCTCGGACTGTTCGTCGTGGGTGAGCGTCGCGAACGCACCGCGGACGCTCACAGCAGACCCTCGTGCTGCTGGCGGCAGATGACCCACAGCTCGGTGTTGGCGTTGCCGCCGGTGACGGTGATGTCGACGCGCGTCACCTCACCCTCCGGGACCGGGTGGGTGTACTTGCGGCCCTTCATCAGTGGCCACAGGTTGCGGCCCGTCTTCGCCGACCGGATCGTCGGGCGCGCCTCGTCGGTGTTGATCAGGATCGTCTCGCCCGCCAGGACGGTGAACGGGTGATCGACGTCGTTGCCGGCGTACCGCAACCGCAACCGTCCCGGCCCCTGGAACGCGAACTGCGGCCACGCCTGCCACAGCGGGCCCGGGTAGATCGACACCGACCCCTTGCCCGTGTTGGTCGTGTTCTTCCACGAGTCGGCGTGATCGGCGGCCCGCGGGATCGGGTGCTCGACGATCAGCATCAGTTCGAAGTTGGCGGCCGACGTCCTGCTCGGGTCGAAGGGGAACGTCGGCTTCAGGTAGCCGAGCCGTGCGGCAACCCACCGCCACCCGGTGGAGTTGGTGTACACCGCGAGCCACCCGACCTCGTGCCGGCGGATGAGGGTCCGCAGGTGCTCGACGCGGCGCCGGAAGTCGTCCGGGTTGGCGCCGAGGATGAACAGCGGCACATCGAGTTCCGCGTGATCGAGGGTCTCGCCGACATAGTCCTCGCCCCACTGGCGGGCGGCGGCATCGAACAGCGCCTTCACGTCGAGGTGCCCGATGCCATCGATCCCGCCCGTCGACAACCACGCACCCAGTTCGGGTGGCGCGGTCTTCTTCGCACCCGACAGGCGGACGCGTTCGCCCTTCGGCGAGATCCACTCGACGATCGTGTGATCGGTCAGGACTGCACGGTTGTTCATCCCCACCCGCCCACGAGTTGTTCGGACCGGGTCGCGCGGCGAACCTCGCGGCCGGTCTTGAGTGCTGCCTCATCCGGGTCATGCGTGTACTGGTTCTCGACCCACACGAGCGGGGCGTCGCGGTGCCCGGTCGACGACTGGGAGTCGTCGCCTTCGTTCGGCATCCGACCGCTCGACCGCATCGCCGCGGCACCGAGGTCGGCGACGGACTTGAACTCGGCCGCCGACGGCAACGCCTCGAGCATCGAATCGATCGACGCCCACTGCGCGCCGTTGAGGATCGGTTCGGGACGCTTCGACAGGTTGAGCGCGAGGCCACCCGGTTTGAGCCAGCCACCCTGGTCGTAGATCCCGAACTTGTCGACGAGCTCAGTCGCCCTCGGCATACGCTCGGCATACTTCCCGGGGAACGCGCTGCGCTGCACCGCCTGTGCCGCGGCACCCATGTCCATCGTTTCCCAGCCGGGAATCTTCATCAGCGCGTCGTAGAACATCTTCGCCGAGCGGTGCGGATCCATCCGGTCGGCGACAGTGCCCCACCCTGCCTGCCGTTGCTGGAATAGGCCGATCGAGTCGTGGTCAGAGCTGACGGCGTCGTGCGGGAATTTCAGCGATTCCGGGACGGCGTTGTTGGCGTACATCTTCATCGGGTCGCCGACCTCGACGAGCGCCGTCGCGTTTCCGATGATCGCGGCCCGCTTGGACAGACCCATCTTCTTCGCCTGCTCGGTGATGGCGAACGGGTACTTCTCCCAGCCACCTGGCGCGAGGTCGGGCATCTTCGTCGTTGACGGCGTCTGCCCCTGCTCGATCGTCGTGCCGTCGCCGTACACCGGGTCTGTCGCGCTGGGCGTCGTCGTGGTGCTCAGCGAGCTGGTGCCCGCACCGCCGGCCGTACTGGCTGATGCGGCGTCCCCTGGTCGAGGGATGAGACCGGAGATGGTGTCGAAGATCTTCCCGAACCCGAAGAAGTCGGCGGTGTCCTTGGCCATCGACTCGGCCGCCACCATCGGGGTGTCGCGGATCGTGGTCGCGCTGGCGCGGTACCCCTCGATCCGGGCGGTGCTGTCCTCGAGCGCCTTGCGCTCCATGTCGTGACGCTTCTGCACCGCGGCGAGTTGCTGACCGGTGAGGCCCTTGATCTCCTGCTCGTGGCGCGCGGTCATCTGATCGGAGATCTGCTGCTGCGCCGCGCTCGCCGCCTCCGGCGACTGCCCCGAGAACACAGACCGGAACGCCTCCATCATGTCCTTGACGGTGGTGAGCTGGTCCCAGTTGAGGACCGCCTCGGGCTTGCCAGTTTCGTTGCGCACCAACGACAGACCCCTCGGCAGGTAACCGCCCTGGTCGCGCAGCAGACCGCCGAGAGCCTTGAACGGCGACTTCACCACGTTCGTGACGATCGAGGTGACCTTCTTCGCCGCGTCGTACGCACCCTTGAGCTTGTCTCCGAGCTTCGCCGCCAGATTGAACGCCGTCTCGATCGCCTTCGTCTTGGTGATGTCGAAGATCTTCGGCGGGATTCCCAGCCACTCCGGGGGCGGCGAACCGACGATCGACGTCAGGCCCTGCTTGATGGGATTCAGTGCCTTGTCGATGATCTCGGAGATCTTCTTCTTGACGATATTGAGCATCTCCGCGGTCGACGGGCCGCCGAATCCGTCGGTGACGAGGCCCTCGGGCACGACGTTCGGGTTGACGTTCTGCGGCTTCCACCACAGGTGCGGGTGGTCCATGTGGTTCTGCGTTGGCGATCCGCGGTCGCCCATCGGCTCGCGCCGCATCTTCGGCGGGTACCACATCGCCTGTTGCCAGATGGAGTGCTGCAGTGGGAACTTCGGGTTGTTGGCGTGCGCGAAAGCATTCACCTGGTCGCCGAGCTTCTTGTCCGAGCCGACCATCACGTCGAGCGCGCGGCCCGACGGGTGCTCGTCGAAGTTGTCCTGGCGGTAGCCGCCGATGTCCTTGATCTTCGGCCACAGCTTGAAGATGATGCGGCGCATCAGCTGACCGATCGCCTGCAACCCGCCCTCACCGGGCATCGGGGAGAGCTTCTGCCCCGCCGCGACCGCGCCGCCCTTCTCGAAACGAGGCAGCGGGCCGCCCTCGGACACCGGGCTCAGCCCGCCGGGGGTCCAGGTGAACGGGCGCCCGGAGTCGACCATGTTGCGCATCCGGTACATCGCGCCGTGACCGCCGGCACGTCGGACGTCACGCACGTCCCACACGTGTTCGTCGGGCATCATCAGCGCGTGGACGGAGTCCTTGCCCCGCTTGGCACCTGACCCCATCGGGACGGGGCCGCCGTCCTTGAACGCGACCTCGGCGACAGGCTTCATCGGGTTGAGCCCGGGGAGGAATCCGGCGATTGTGTTCCACGCGGGCAGCAGGCCCTTGTTCCAGACGGTGCCGAGGACGAAGTTGATCGGCTTCGCGACGAAGCTCTTGATCTTGTCCCAGGCGTTGCCGATCCCGGTGACGATGGTGTCGAAGAATCCGCCGACGGCGCTCAGTCCGGACTTGAGGGCATCCCACGCGGGGGTGATGATGTTGTCGACGACCCAACGGATTCCGGCGCCGAGGGCATCCCAGGTGGGCTTGATCACGTTGTTCCACAGGAATTTGAACGCTTCGCCGAGGATGTCGAGGCTGCGGCGGAACGAGTCCCACGCGGGCTTGATCAGGGTGTTCCACACCCAGCCGATGACGCCGCCGATTCCACGCATCGCGGGACCAATGACGGTGTTCCACAGCCACATCACGACGGGTCCGACGACGTTGCGGAACAGGCCAACCCACAGACCGAAGTAGAGTTTCGCTGCGTTCCACGCGACGCTGATCACCCATTTGATGGCGTTGAAGGCTGGCGTGATGACGTTGCGCCACAGCCACATCACGACAGCGCCGACGGCGCGGAGCGCGGTCATCAGCGCGGGCCACACCGTCTGCTGCAGCCAGGACCAGACGACGCCGACGGCCATCTTGATGCTGTTCCACGCGGTGGTCCAGATCTTGCGGCCGATCTCGGTCTTGGTGAAGAACAGGACGAGGCCGGCGACCAGCGCGCCGATTGCGACGATGATCCAGGTGATCGGCGATGTCGCGATTGCGAGCGCGATACCGAAGGCTGTTGTTGCGGCGGTGGCGATGCCGGTGGCGATCGAACCGACGAGCTGGGCCGTCTTGTACGCCGCGAGGGCGATCGTGTTGCGGCGGATCGCGGTTGTGCCGGCGCCGGTGGCCGCGGCGTACACACCTTGGACGACCGACGCGACGGCCATGACGGCGTTGTAGAGCGTCATCGCCATAGTGATCGCCTTGACCGTCACCGCGAGAGTCAGCAGCAGCGGAGCCATCGGCCCGAGGTGCGACATCACCGTGGCGATGTGGGGCGCCATGACGGCGAGGATCGTGGCCCACGGGGAGAACGCATGCACGATCCCGGGGATGATCGGAGCGAGGTTAGTGAGCGCTTGCCCGAGTGCCGGCATGAGCCGTTCGGCCATCTGCACGAGGCCGGGGGTCGCCTGGGTGATCGCCGCGCCGACTGACCGCATCCCGGGGGCGAGTCCGGACGCCGACACACGACCGAGTTGCATGAACGCCGCCCAGAGTGGGCCGACGACCGCGGTGACGTTCTGGATGACGGTCTTGACCTGGTTGAACGCGTCGGTGAAGTACTGCTTGATGCGGCCGGACTGCTGGGCCTGCACGAGCATGTTCGACAGGGATGTCGCGCCCTCCGTCGCGCCCGCGACCATGGGGGCGAACGCTTCCCCCGCGCCGGCGGCGATTGATGCGAGTCCGGGGGCGAGGGCGCCGAGCGCGGTACCGGCCTGCGCCGCCATGCCCGACGAGGTGCGCAGCCACGACGACACGATCGGGATGCCCTGCGCGGAGTTCATCCAGTCGACGACCGAGCGGGCGCCGGTGTTGAACCCGCCGTTGACGGTGTTGATCGCCGTCCCGAGCCGCGGCAGCCACGTGTCGGCGAGCAGCGGGAGTCGCTGGGCGAGACCGGCGAACAGCGTGTCCTGTCCTCCGCGCTGGATCGCGTCCCATGCGGGCTTGACGCCCATCGCGGACTCGACGAACGAGCGGGCGTTCGTGGACAGCTTCGCCATCGCCTCGGCCTGCTTGTCGGCGGCCGCGCTCGCGCCGGTGTCCTTCGGTTGGCGGGCGTCGGCGAGCGCCTCTTGTGCGTCCCTGGTGGCTTCGGTGGCGTCGCGCAGCCGCTCCTGGGCGGCGACGACCTCGTCGGAGCCCTCGACACCCTTGCGTCGGGTGGAGGCCGCGTCCTTCGCGAGGTCGTTGTTGTCGCGCTGCACCTCGGCGAGCCGAAGTTCGGCTTCCTGCACTGCGAGGACCGCGCGTTCGCGCTCGGTGCCGGTCTCGAATCCGCCCTTCGCGAGGTCGGCGCGCGCCTCCCGCAGCGACAGCTGGGCGTCGCGCTCGGACAGGGCGGCGCCACGGAGCTGCAGATCGAGGTCGCGGAGCTTCTTGCGGGCGTCGTCGCGGGCCTTCGACACGTCTTCCTGCGCGTCCTTCTCGGCCTCGACCGCTTTCGTCAGGCCCCGTTCGGCGCGCGCGATGTCCTTGGTGTTGTCGACGACCTTCGCCGCGCTACCGGCGCCGGAGGTGCCCATCTCCTTGAACGCGTCGCCGACGCCCATCAGGCCGAGCTTCAGTCCGGCGATCGACGCGCCGAGCGCGGAGAGTCCGGCGATGCCGATTCCGCCGGCCGCCGACCCGAGGGTGACGATCGCGGCGCTCAGCGCGACGAGGGCGGGCGCCGCGGTGCTCGCGATGCCGATGAGGGCGGCGAGTCCGACGGTGAGCATGCCGATCACGCGGGTGACGCGCATGACGCGGCCGAGGGTCCGGACTGCCGCCGACAGGACCAGCACCGCGGCGGTGGCGCGCGCGACGTCGCGGGCGAGACGACCGGCGAGTGCCGCGACGGCTCTCAGCCAGCCGGCGAGTTTCGCCAACCCTTGACCGGCGAGGAGCCTCATCGCGACGGCGCCCGCCATCACCTGTACGGCGAATCCACGCATGATCCTCGACGCCCACATGGTGGCGGTGGCGATCGTGCTGATGTGTCGGACGGTTCCCCGGAACCCGTTGTTGACCAGCCCGACAGTGGCGGCGATCCCGACGAGGCCGTTGCGGACGCCGCGGACGAACCCGCGGCCGTAGTTTCGGCCGTGCTCGTCGCCTGCCCGTGTGTAGTCGATGTGGTTGAGGCCGTCGTTGATGCCGAGTGCACCTTGGTGGCCGGCGGTGCGGCCGATGCCGCGCATCTGGGCGGCGAGCTTCGCCATCCGCGCCTTGACCGAGTTGACGCCGATGTTCCCGCGGGACAGTCCGTCGTCGACGCCGCGCGCCGCGGACCGTCCGGATTCGCGGCCGCCGCGCGCGAACTCCTTCTCCATCGCGGCGGAGCCCGCCCGGGCCGCGCCCGACGCCTCCTTCACCACAGTGGCCATGAACCCCTTCGCTGAGGGAGCTACGGGCACGTACACGACATCTTCGGCCAACGGATTCCACCTCCGATCTGGGAAAGAGAGACAGAACGACCCCCGAAAGCGGTTGCCGTCGGGGGTCGTTCAGAGAGAGTCGAGGAACGCCATGACGTCCTCGGACGAGTGGTCACCACGGTTGCCGTACTTCGTGGGCTCGTCCTCGTCGACGTCGGTCCACGGGTACTTCGGGTGCTCTTTGGGCACCTTCACCTTGGGCTTTCCGAGCCGGTTGGAGATGCTGGCGGTCTGAATCTGCATGAGACGCACTTGCATCCACAGCAGTTGCTCGATCCAGCCCCACTGCTGCCCACCGGTCTTGGCCTGATCGATCGCCGTCCGGCCCTGGGGTAGACCGTCGATCAGCACCCGCAGTTTGCGGAGGGTGATCTCGCCGCGGTGATACCGGGCGAGAACACCCCGCGCGTTGGCCGGGTCACACAGACCCGGGTACGTCGCGTCTAGCGCTGCTTCGACTTCTTCGACGCCGCGCGGCGCGAGGAGCGATTCCGCCGAGTAGGGTTTCCCTGCAGCTCATCGCGAATCTTCTTGCCGTAGTCGGTGAATGCCTGGTTGAACATCCACGACTCACCGCCGGCCGCGAGGAACTCCTCGTACTGGGTTTCGCCCATGTACCAGGCGGCGACGTCGATGTCGGCGGTCAGCGTTTCGAGCTGGTCCTTTTCGGCGTCGGTGAGGAACTGCATGTCCCGGACGACCCAGTCGCGGCCCTGGAATTTGAAGGTGAACGTGTCACCCTCGGTCTTGTCGAACGACTTGCCTTCGAAGTCGAAGGTGTGGAGCGTCGCGCCCTCTTCGGCGCGCGCCTCTTCGCGCTGGGCGATGTAGAGGTCGAGATCGATGTCAGCCATGGCAGGCCCCTTTCAGAGTTCGGCAGGTCCAGAGGTGAAGCAAGGGTGCGGGGTGGGGCGGACCTGCCAGGGAAACTCCCCGCCCCGCACCCGTCTCGGGGGCTACGGCGTCGGCGGCACGTACTCCTGGAGGCCGGTGGTGTCCCAGCCCTCCATGAAGATCCGGCGGCGAGACAGCGCGTTGCCGTCGGGGCCGTCCTCGCCCGGGAAGCCGGTGACGGTGACGTTGTAGCCGATCATCTCGTCGGACTTGTAGGTGATCTCGCCGCGCTCGGTCACCTGGGCGGCCGCGAGGCAGGTGCGGCGGGCGCGCGACCCGTCGACGACGGTCAGCACCAGCTTGTGCTGCTTGACGTCGGGCTTGCCCGACTCGTCGAAGAACACCGACCCGTCGTCGTTGACGAACATGTCGTCCGCGTCGACGCCGTAGTAGAACCCGGCGGTCGCCAGGGTCGACTGCCACAGCGTGAACTCGAGCGTCACGACGGACTTGGTGATCTCATAGCGGATCGCCGAGTTCTCCTGCCACGGAACGAATTCCTGGTTGTCCTCGTCGCGGCCCTCGGTCACACCGTCGTCGGAGATGTACCCGAGGTTGGTGTAACCACCCGGCCCGGTGGTCGTCAGGTTGCTCATGTCGTGCGGGAGCACACCCGCGGTGAGCGATGCGATGTCGATGCGGCCGGTGACGCCGACGCGCGCGGCCTCGGCCTTGAACCCATCGATGGTTGGGACTGCCATCACGTCCTCCTCATTCTGCGTGTAGGCATGTGGAAGCAGCCCCTATCGGAGGGGTCTGCGGTGAACGGTCCTGGCAGGTCCGGATCTTGGGTGCCGCGAGGCGAATCAGGCTGTGTCGCGGCCGATGTGGAAGTGGTACTCGCCGTGCTCGCGCTTCACGCGCGGGTTGAAATCAGTCGCCCGGGAGAACGCCGACACCTCGATCACCTTCTTGATCTCGATGTCGTCGCGATACACGAGGGAGAACAGGATCCCGCGGGTGCGGGCGGCGTACTCGCGGGACTGTTCTCGGTTGCGGCCGAGGATGTAGAAGTCGGCGGCGAACACGTCGATGAGCGGGCCGCCGCCGGCCTGCCACGGCACCGCCCGGGATCCGCCGGGGACGTCCTGGACGAGGACGATCGGGAAGCGATTCTCGAGCGCCGTCTGGGGTGGGAGTTCGTCGCCGACGTAGGCCAGCGGGAGGGCAGTGTTGAGCGCCCCGATCACCTTCTCGAGGGCGTCGGGGAATCCGTTGTCGGTCATCGGGAGCCGATGGCCCTTCGGAGGGTGCGGCGTCGGACGGTGGTGGAGTTGCCGTGTTCGCCGTCGGCGTCGGTTGATTCGACGTGGACAACGAACCGGCCGTTGCCGATGGTGCGTTCGGACATGGTGATGTCGGCGCGGCCGTCGTTCTCGGCCTGGTCGATGCGGCGGGCGCGGGCGGCGATCTCGCGGGCCCGGGCGCGTACGGCGCGGCGCACCTTCGGCATCCGGTTGAGGTCGCGGAACATGCGGTCCGCGTCGATCCGCACCAGATCGTCAGCCACGGCGCAGCTCATTCTGTCGGCGGATGGCGTCGAGCCGGCTCTCGAACTGCTGCTCCGGACCCGGCGCCGGCATGTCCTCGGGCTCCTCCGGCTTCTGCGGCAGCGCCGCGACCGTGCGGACCTGGTCGACGTCGAGGACGAGCGTGACAACTGTGTGCCCGTCCTCGGCGACCGCACGCGCCTGGATGCCTGACAGCGAGAACGGCAGATCCGTCCCGTCGAACACGACGACGTCGCGCGCGTAGTCGAACACCACCTCGCAGGGTGCGGGCTGCTCGGTCATGGCGCGATCCGAATCCACCACTGGTGCTGGCCGGGGGCGGGGATGTCTTCTGCGAACGCCTCCACCAGCGCCAGGCGGCCCTCGTACGAGGGCCGACGCAGTCGCACAGCGTCGGCATTCGGCGAGAGGGGGAAGGCGGTCCCGCTGCCCTGGACCTCGAGGCTCACTTCCTGGGCGACGTGGACGCGGTGTCCGTAGTCGTAATGGCGGTGGAGCTCGCTCCGGATGAGGACGCTGGGGCCGGTCGCGATGAAGATCCCGTCGGCGAAGTGACAGACGACCGGGCCGTCGAGCGTCTCGGTCCACTGGGACGCAGAGGTGGAGACGGCCATGTCAGTCAGTCCTGCTCGCCATCGCGCGGGATCACTTCCACGTCGGACGCGATGATCGGGATCGTCACGGTCGGAATCGCGTGCGGGTTGGCGATGTCGTCGACGTCCGGTCCCTGTTCGGCGATCATCCACGGGAACTCGGCGCCGTCGATGAACACCTTCCGCTGGTTGCGGTCGATCGTGATCTTGTTCGCCACCTCAGGCATCGTCCGCTCCCTTCTGGGTCGCGCGAGCGCTGATCCACTGACCTCGCGCGAAGATCGCTACGTTGTCGGAAGTTTCGACGAGCAGCTCACCTGCGTCGCTGGCTTCGATCGACGCGGGTTCGGTGCTCTCGAAGACCTCAGGTTCGGGGAACCCAATGAGATTCACCGTGACGGTGCTGGCGTGTTCGGGCATGGCAGGTCCTATCCGTTCTTGTATTCGAGGGTGAGTTCGACGTGGTCGACGCCGGACTCGAATTCGGGTGATGGCCAACGCTTGATCTCGCCGACGACGTCGAGGTCGCGGCCCGCATGGGCGACACGGTCGGTCGGCTCGACGTCGAGGTTCTTGCCCCGCGGGGTGCAGAGCCACCACACGGTGCGGGTCGCGACGCGTGTGCCGTTCTCATCGGTCTCGTACTGAGTGCGGGGCTGCACCTCGACACCGAACGGCACCGGGAGGCGTTGCGCCCCTTCCCACGACAGCATCTCGCCGTCGGGGTTGTACTTGTCCGACACCTTGACCGGCCGGACGATCTGCACCTGCTCGGTGTAGAACTTGGCCATCAGTAGTTGTTTCGCGGGAAGTTCCAGCGCGGCTTCGGCTTCGACGACACACCGAGCTGCGCCCAGTGATACGGCGTGAACACCAGCAACGCGTCCGGGTTGATCAGCTTCCCGCCGTTGGTCTTCTCGCCGACCGTCGTGGTGAAGGTGCTGAGGCCGGGCATCGATGCGCGGGCCTCGTCTGATTCGAGGACCGATCGAACCACCTGGAACGACACGAGTTTCGCGTCCGGGTCGTCGACCGCGAGGTGCGGAACGTGCCGACGGATGCGGCGAGCCGCCGCGGCGAGGAGCTGCTCGGCGTAGACACACTCGGCATTGGAGAGGGGACGCCACTGCGTGACGAACTCTTCAACTGTCAGGAACGGGACCGTCCCCTCTCCGCTGGTCATCCGAACTTGCCGATCAGCTGGTCCTTGGTGTGGGCCTCGGCCTCGGCCCGCTCCATGCCCTGGGTGACCGCGTAGTCCTCCCACTTCTTCACCGGAGCGGTCTTGAGGGGCTTCTTCACCTGCCCCGTCGACTGCGTGACCGGCTCGGTCACCGGGGGTTCGACGACAGCGGCCGCGCCAGCCTGCGTCGGCTCGACCGGCTCCACGGGCGCGGTCTGAGCGGCGGGTTCGGTCGGCTCCGTCGGCTCGACCTGTGCGTCGGCGTCGGCCTGAGCCAACGCCTCAGCCTGAGCGGCAGCCGCCGCGGCCGCTTCCTCCTCGGCCTCCAGAGCCGCCGCCTCTGCCGCCTCAGCTGCGGCGACCGCCTCGGGGGTGATGATCGCCTTCGCGCGCAGCAACCGCGGCACCTCCGACTCCGGCGGGGACACAGCATCACCCTTGCGGTGCCGCACCCCGTCGGCGTCGCGCCACGAGTCGGCCGCCAGAATGTAGAACCCGGACATCACTGGATCCCGGTGATCCAGCAGGCGGCCTCCGGCTCGTCCACGCCGATCATGCGGATCTGGGTGGTGTCCGAACGCCACGACTCCGTCGGGCCGCCGTTGGGGCCGCCACCCTCGGGGTAGAGCCCGGTCGACTCGAGGGAGCGCGGGTCGGCGTAGAAGCCGATCACGTTGCGCTGGGCGACCAACGCCCGATCCAGCGGCCACAGCGGCGAATGCAGCACGTTGAGGTTCAGCACCTTGTTCGGCAGCTTCCCGGTGTAGCGGATGCTCTGATCGGCGACGTTGCCGACGTAGATCTTGTTGAACTCGTCGTCGTCCATGAAGTCGTACAGGAGAGACGAATTCAGCACGAGGGTGTCCGGCACGTAGCCCTTCGGCTTCGTGGGGTCACCGTCGTGCAGGGCGCTGGCGACGGTCTTCGCCGCCTCCTTGATGTCGGTCCGGATCTTCGGCGACACGGCGTCCCACGCGGCGGTGGCCGCATGCTCGGGCACCGAGGCGTCCTCGATGGCCTCACGGAATGCGCTGTCGTTGGCGCGGATCACCGTGTTGGCGGTGCCCGTCACCTGCTTGCGCACCTTGTCGATCTGGTTGAAGTCCCGCATCTCGCGCGAGACCCGCACAGCGGCACCGACCTTGACGCCGCGAGCCACCTCGGGCAGCCCCTCGCCCAGGTCGAACACGGGGATCTCGCCGAACTCCGCGACGGCCTCGGGGTCGCCGTCGAGGAACAGCGGCGTCGACCGCTGGAACTGCACCAGCAGCGATCCCGGGTTGCCGGCGTTGCGGAAGAACGCCTCGCCCATGATGTTGTCGCGGACCAGGTCGATGACCCGCTGCGGGATCGCCCGCGGGTTGCCCATGACCTGATCGACGGTGATGTTGTTGCCGTCGTCGATCGACACGACGGGGGTGTTTGTTGCCACGGGTCAGCCTCCCAGCCGGACGAGGACGATGTTGTCCGCGCCTCCGATTTTTTCGATGACACGGCCGACGATCTGGGTGATCTTCGCCTCGGCCGGGGCCTTCTTGACCGCACCCGCGGTGTGCGCGACGACCAGGTCACCGGCGCTCGCGGAGTTGTTCGACTTCACCGGCACGACGGCCGGCGCCGACGCGACGGCCACCTGGTCGGTGCCGACGTACAGCACACCGGGCGTCGGGTCGGTCTTCGGTGCGGCGTCGGTGAGCGCGACACCGAGGACCTTCTCGGAGTCGGCGGTCGCCGGCACGGCGCTGCGCGGACCGTCACCCGGGTGCACCACCTGGCCGCCGACGATGGCGGCCTCGGCGGTGTGGGTGATTCGACCCTTCTCGAACTTCACGGTGATTCCGGCCATGATCAGCCCTCCAGTCCCTTGTAGGCGTCGCTCTCGCGAACGTTCTTGATGCTGTCCGGACCGGGCTCGGTCGAGTGCCCGACCTCCGACAGCGGTACGGCGGTCTCGTCGGGCAGATCGTTGAGCAGCTTGGTCGTGCCCTCGGTGTCGGCCTTCATCAGCGCGAGGAAGTGATCGCGGCGGGCCGCGGTGATCTTGCCCTTGCTGATGGCCGAGTCGACGACCCGCGCGTGCTCGCCCGCCACCTGCCGCTCACGCGCTTCGTTGCCGGCGGCGGCCTGCGCCGTCACCTCGTCCCACTTGGCCGAATCGACCAGCCGCAGACCGTGCTTGGCAGCAGCCTTGTTTAGGTCGCCGACCGACGGCTCTCCGGTTCCGCCGTCACCCGGCTGGGTGTCGTCGCTGCGCTCCTCGAGAGCTTCGTCGAGCGCCTTCAACGCGGTCTCGTCGTCCGCATCGGCGTCGATGCCGAGGCGCTCCGCGAGGCCTTCTTTGAGAGTGGCCACGGGGGCCTCCTTTCCTGACAGCCCCGCCGATGCCGCGGGGATGAATGGGGCCGGCGCCTGCTGGCGTCCGGCGTGCGCGAAAGCGCGGAGATCGAAGTGCGCTGCCGCCTTCTTCGAGTCGTCGTCGGACTTCGCGGCGATCACCTTGTCGGCGAGACCCGCCTCGACGGCTTCCTCAGCCGTGTACCAGGTTTCGGCCGTCATCGCCTTGCGCCAGTCCTTCACCTCACCGCCGGTCTTCTCGGCGTACATCGAGGCGATGTTGTCGCTCGCGCGGCCGAGCCACTCGGCGTACTCGGCCATGTCGGTGGCGTTGCCGATGCAGAACCCTCGGGCGTCGTGGATCATCATCTCGGTGTTGCGGCACATCACCACCTCGTCGCCGGCCATCGCGATGAAGCTGGCCGCCGACGCGGCGAGGCCGTCGACCTGGACGGTGATCGTCGCGTCGTGGTTGCGCAGCGCGTTGGTGATGGCGATCGCGTCGTAGACGTCGCCGCCGGGAGAGTTGATCCGCACCAGGATGTTCGATGCGTCGATCGCGTCGAGGTCGCGCACGAAGTCCTGCGCGGAGATGCCACCGAACCACGGGTCGGGATCGATGAAGTCGTAGATCATGATCTCGGCGTCGTCGCTGCCCGCCTCGTTGCGCACTCGGTACCACGGGTTGGTCGGCTTCTTGCCGTCCTTCTCGGCGCGAGTACGAGCCTCGCGTCGAGAGTCGGCGATCGATCGGGCAATCGGCTGGTTGAGCAGCGCGGACAGATTCATGAGGTCTCCCATCAGAAAAGTGCTCCCTGTTCGCCACGCGTGGCCGCGGGCATCCGCGGCAGCATGTTCGTGGTTGGTCCGCTGCTCGTCTTTTCGTCGGGAGCGCCATCCGTGTCGGGTTTGGCCGGGAACCCGAGCTGCTGGCGAACCTTCTGTTCCACCAGCACATCCGGGGACAGCAGCCCCGCTTCGACGAGCATCTTCAGTGCCGCGGCGGTCGCGTCCTGCCGGCTGCCGATCTCGTCGAACACGATCCGGGGTGCCGGTTCGTCGACGCCGAAGTTGATGTCGACGAGGTCCTCGACGATGTGGGCGGTCGCGGTGTCGCGGATCCATTCGGCGGTTGTCTGCACCGACTGGGTGAAGGTGTGTTCCTGCACGCTCGCCAGCGCGTACGACCCGCCGCCGCCCTCGAGGTTGAGGAAGTGCGCGAGACCGGCGATCGCGATCATGTTGTCGTGGTAGGCGATCGCGGCACCGATGTCGGGCAGCGTGCCGTTGGGCGCCAGTAGTTCCATCTTCGCGCCGAACGGCAGGCCGCCGCCGGCGTCGTCGCCGCCACGAAGGTTCTGCGCCATGTCGGCGATCTCGTCGACGTCGTCCTGCGTCGCGCCCTCGGCGGCGGTGCCCATCGGGACGCCCATCCCGATGCGCTTGATCGACATCGCCTGATACCGGATCAGTTCGTCCTTGATCAGCCAATGCTTGTACGACGGGCGTAGCAGCGAGTTGCCCCACCAGACGCCCGGGTCCTGGTCGCGCGAGTACACCACCAGTCGGCCGATCGGGATCTTCAACGGGTTGATCCCGTACAGCACTCGGCCGTTCGACGCGGGTGCGTACTGCTCGATCGACATCAGCCCACCGTCGAGCGCGACGTTCCAGTTCGAGATCGTGCGCTGCGGCCGCGGCGCGAGCTTGCGCAGGCTCGTGCGTCCCGCGTCGTCCGGCGGCCAGTACACCTGCTCGAACACGCTGTGCCCGTACGGCAGTGCGGTGAGCGCCTGTTGGAGGTGCTGCACCCACGAGAACTTGCCCTTCGTGCGCGTCGGCTGCGGCAGGTTGTCGCCACCCTCGATCGGCAGGTTCAGGTTCTTCGCGACGAACTCGGTCACCTCATCGCGCGCACCGTTCGCGGCGACCCGCCACGGCGTCCGACGGATCGGCAACGAGATCGCCGCGTGCAGGGACGACACCCGCGAGTCCTCGCGGAGCATCCGGGCGAAGGTCTCCACGCTTTCCGGCCACTGCAGATCCGGCACCCGCTCGTCCTGCACCCACTGGGGCCAGCTGTGACCGCCGGACGTGTCTGCGACGTACCCCTTCTCACGAATCGCCGGTTTCGGCGGCTTCGGCTGATCAACCTCGGTAGCCATGTGTCACCCCCTTCTCAGAAGCTCGCGGTCAACAGGTCAACTCCGGACGCCGGCCGGGACGGCGTGCGCCGACGTGGCGTCGCTGCGGCCCGTGACGGAGTGCCCCGGGTCTGGGTGCCGCGCGATGGTCGAGCAGGCCGTTTCGCTGCCCGCGCGCCGAACGTCAGCAGGCCCCACCGCGCCGCGGTGATCGCTTTCAGCGGGGCGGCCGAGTCGCCGACCGTGTCGTCCCACACGAAGTCGCCCTGCGGTAGTTCGCGTTTCGACGCGTCGGCGACCGCGTCGACCAGAATCTCCTGGCCCACATGCGACAACATGCTCGACGTCGCATCGTCGAGGAACCCGCCGCACGCCGTCGCGACCTGCGGTGTGGTCATCAACTCCGGTTCCAGCTCGGCCTGCAGCAGCAGCGGGACAATCGGCTTCGCCTGGTCGTGCGAGTCGATCACCAACGCCACCGGATCGGACCGTTCGACGACCGCGAGGATGAACGACACCACCGCCGCAGCCGTCGCCTCGCGGAAGTAGCCCACCTCGACGTGCACCTTCCCGACCGCCGTGTGCTGCGCCGCGGCCAGCGCCCACCGCTCCCGGTTTCGGGTTCGCGAGAGCCCCAGCGCGATCGGTCCCACCAACTCCGGGGAGGCGTTTCGCATGGTCGACCACTCCTCCAGGTCGATGAGCAGCTCGAGTTCCTCTTCGTCCTTCGGCCAGCGGCCACGGTTGAGGTACTCGAGCTCGAAACCCCGCCGCTTGCGTGTCGTTTTCGCGTTGGCCAGCTTCGTCCGCAGGAACCGGGCCTTCTGGATCACCCCGAACGACGGGTTCGCGTACTCCCAGGTCGCGACCTCGTCGATCGGCATCTCCTCCGGAGCCAGCCACTCCGCGAAGTACAGTTCCTCCTCGCCGGCCAGGCCACGCCGCCGAATCGACGCCAACACCTGGCAATTCGGCATCGTGTCCTCGTCCACCGCGGTGGACAGGTAGATCGTCTGCGCGTTCTTCGACGCCAACTGCGTCGGGTCCAGCGCGTCAGTCTGGACACCCGTCAGGTTGTACGCCTCGTCGTAGATGACGAGATCGACCTCGTCGAAACCCTTTCCGAGGTCCGCCGACCTGGTGACGAACGCGACTCGCGCACCGCGATCGGTTTCGATGTAACCGCGCCCACCCGAGCACGTGTGCGCCACCACCCTGCGGCGCAGCCACGGGCGGGCATCGATGATCGCCCACACGCGCTTGTACACGTCCTCGGCCGTGGCCCAGCGTTGCGCCGAGTACACGATCCGCTCGCCCTGCCGGTCGTTCGCCAGGAACAATCCCCACAGAATGCGGATGATGACCAGCAGCGTCTTACCGTTCTGCCGCGCGATGATCGCCACACACTCCGGATGGGTCCACAACCCGTCCGGACGGCGCCGCATCCACGCCCGCAGCATCGTCGACTGCCACGGCATCGCCTTCTTGCCGACCCGCCGGCCGAGCTCCACCGCCTTCACACCGTCCGAGTCGTCGCCGGGCGACTCCGACAGGAAGTGCGGTTCCTGCCTGCCGGTCAGCCGAGGCCACTCGGCGAGCTCGTCAGAGGTCGGCGAGGCCGTCGTCGTCGCCACCAGCACCTTCGCCCGGGTCGTCTCCACGATGACGCGCGATCGCCGCGAGCAACCGCATCAGAGACGTCTGTTGCTGCCGCGCCTCCTGCAACGCGTGATCAACCCGCACCTCGATGACCGAGTCCCGCCCGGTCACCACCTTCGTCCACGTGGGCACATCCCCAGTGAGGATCAGGTCCAGCTTCGCCAGCCGATCCACGATCCGCCCCACCTCGCGAATCATGATCCGCACCGACACAGGGTCACCAGCACGAGACAGCTCCGAAACCACCTCGGACCCGGTCAATTCGAGGGCCAACGTCACCGAATCCCTCGCTTTCCGCACCGAAACCCCGGCCCCGCGCAAAAAAAATTCCTGACTCACCGGCCAGTCAGGCGTGGCCCCCCTTCGGATATTTGGAGGGGGTGGGGGTGCGCCTGGCCGGGGGGAAGTCGGTCAGGTGCTATGGCCAGCAGGTGATGGCGAGTGGGCCGAGGTTGTTGGGGGCTGTATCGGGTTGTGTGCCGGTGAGGGCTGGGCGTTGGTGGTCGTGGTTGCCTGCGCCGCGTTCTTTGTTGCATTGGCCGTGGAGGAGGCGGTCGGCTTTGCGTCCTCCGTGGGCGCGGGGGTGGCTGTGGTCGGCGGCGAGGCTGCCTGAGGCGGGATCGGTGCTGTGGGGGTTGTAGTCGTAGTTGCGGGTGCGGTCGCGCCACATGGGTCGTCCGCACCACCAGCAGGGTGTGCCGTCGACGTGTTGGGCTTTGAGGTGTCGGGCGTTTTGTTGGTGTGACCAGCCGAGGTGTTTCTGTGTGGTGGTCTTGCGTGGTGCCATGCGTGGCCGCCTGGTGTGTGGTGTGGGGGCCCGTCGCGGCGCGGGTGCTGCGTGTGTGTCGGTCCGGTGCGGGGTTGCCCGGTCACCACACGGTTGATGCCAGCCCAGCATCGGGGTGTGTGGTGTCGAGGGTGCGCGCACGGCCGCGCCGCGACGGGGGAATGAGAAGAGGTGCTGGCCCGTGTGGGCACAGCACCTCAATCTGAGTGTTTAGGATTCGGAGTTTCTGTCGATTTGTCAAGCACCCCAGTCGGTCTGTCGTCAGTCAATGTGCTCGAGGTAGCGAACTAGACAGGACGGCTGGTCGCCCTCTCGGAACGACGTGTTCGGGAACCGGGCCAGGTTGACGTGGGTGACATGCACTGCGGCATGGTCTGGTGGATGATGTTCGGCGACACGCCCAGCGATCCACCAATCCGCCTGAGACGCGGGATGTATCACCCGCACGCGGTCCCCCACGTTGAACTCAGCCATCGTGGGGAGCGTACGCGAAGGTACTGAGGATGATGGGTTCGTCCGTGCTCGACAGTGTGGGTTCGGCGGATGCGCGGGCTGCTTCGGTGATGGGGGCGAGGATGCATAGTGTGTCGCAGGACAGAAACCCTCGTGCGACGTCTGGGGTGGCGGGGCGGAAGTAGATCTCCGCGCCGTTGGCGTACTGGATGTAGCGGCGTGAGCGTGAGCGGCGTTGTGGCAGTTCGTCGATCGCGACGATGCGGTCGAACAGGTCGGTGCAGTGGGCGCCCTTCCCGACGACGAGCACTGTTCTGCCTTCGGATGTCGCCTGGGTCACGAGCTGCTGCGCGAGTTCGTCGGCTGCCTGGCCGTTGACGTTCATCGCACGTTCCTCCACCACACCGAGAGTCCGCGGCTACCGAGTTTCACGTTGCAGCCGCGGCGGTGGCGCTCGATGCCCCACTGTCGTGCGGCGGGGTGGCGGCGTGTGCTCCAGTCGACCGCGGGCAGGTACTCGATTCTGAATCGCGGGGTGGTCATGACGTTGCCTTCCGCTGTTGGAGGGCGAGCCATTCGTCGTGGGCGTCGAGCACGGCGTCGAACCATTCGGCGTTGTCGTCGCCGAGCACGTTGTCGATGCCGCCGTCGTCGCCGGGAAGTGCACCGAACGCGTCCTCGACCCGCTGGCGTACGAACTCCTGGCGGTCGTCGAGCAGCTTGTCGTACGGGTTGCTCGTGTGCCCGAGCGCTTCCCGTCCGTCGAGGGTGCCGCCGTGGTAGCCCTCGTCCCATGCTTGCCGCATGGCGTCGAGGTGGTTCCGTGTGGGGGCTGGTGCGGGCAGTGCGTCGGGTTGTCCGGTGACCGCGAGCACCTGTCGAAGCATGCTCGCAATGACGTCGCCGAGCTTTCGGAGCGCTTCGTGTGGGACACCTCCGTCGACGGTGACGGGTTCGGTCCATGCCACCCGGGCCAGGTGGTCGGCGGCGGCGATGTGCCGCCACTGTGCGTCGATCAGGCGTTGCCCCGGCAGTGGGTATGTCAGGCCGGGTAGTTCCCCCAGCGCGCGGTGGCAGTCGGCGCAGAGCGTGAACGACAGGAACTGTTGCCCGTCGGGTGTGTGGTAGAGGTTCATGCTGTTCGGTCCTTCTTCTGTCGTCGGTCTTGTTGTTGTCGGAGTCGGTGGAAGACGTCGCCGGCGCGGTAGAGCTTTTGGCCGTCGCGGGTGCGGCCTCGGACGGGCAATCGTTCGCGGCGCCGGTACGCCATGTCGTGCACGGTCTTCGGTTTGATGTCGAGTTTGAAGCGGTCGCGGACTACGTCGACGAGTTCGTTGGCGGTGAAGAATCGGCCTTCGAGTTCGGTGTCGACGAGCTGGCGTTGATAGTCGGTGTCGACGACACGGCGGCACTTCTTGCAGGTGAGGGTGTCGCCGCCCCGGGACCACAGGGATTGGCCGCACATCTCGCAGTAGCCGTGGAAGTGGGGGCGGACGGGGGTGTCGATGGCGGCGAATGCGGTGTCGTGGGCGGTGATGATGGTGGTGGCGATGTGGGTCGCGTTGTCGCACACGGCGAGTGACCGGATGCGGCGGGTGAGCCACAGCGCGAGGTAGGGGGATCGTCGTTCGCCGGGCCAGGTGAGTCCGCGTTGGGTGCAGACGGACCAGACGGCTTCTCGGAGTGCGCCGTGCAGTTCGCGTGCCGCTTCGGCTGCGGCGTCGTCGTACGGCATGGGGCCTTCGCTGTCGGCCCGTTTCCCGGAGACGCGTTCCGAGTTGTCGCGGAATGCGGTGTCGCGGATCAGGGTGGCGTCGAGGTCTTCGGACAGCCACGCGTGGATGTCGGTGAGTTTCTCGACGAGGCGGTCCTGGGCGTTGCGGTCGAGTCCGGCGTCGACGGGCTGGGTCATCGGATCGTGTGCCTCTCGTCGGCGTGGCGGGTGAATGCTCGGTCTCGGTCGACGCGCAGGTTTTCGGAGTAGACGGGGACGGCGGGCCGGTCGGGTTCGGGCTCGCGCGGTGGTGCGGGTACGCAGTCGCACGTGTCGGCGGCCGCGGGGATCTCTAAATGGCAGCGCGGGCAGACGGTCATCGTGTGTTCCCGTCGCCGTGGACAACGCGGCGGTGTGCCGCGTATCCCGCTGGCCCTCCTTGGATTCGGACGTCACGGCTCGTGTGGCAGCGCTTCTGGAAGCTGCGAGAGCACTCGGGGCAGCGGATCTCACTCGGTGGCAGGTCGCACGCTTCGGCCAGTTCTTCGTCGGTCAACGCTGCTCCTTTGTCCATTCGACGCCGAGAACCGCGTCGTAGTGGGGTCCGGCGTGGCCGTGCTCGCGTGTGCAGCAGACGGTGGCGCGGGCGCCGGCACTGGCGAGCCATGCGATGTTGGCGCACTCGATCGCTGAGCTGGGCGCGGGTGGATGCTTCACAGCTGCTCCTTGTCGTCGTGGCCGTAGTGGGTGATGAGGACGACGGGTTCGATGGAATCGCGGCCGTTGTCGTCGTGCATCCACGAGGTGGAGCCATCAGTGCGGCGCTCCACGTTGGCGCGGAACTGGTACACGCAGACGTCGGCGTCGTACCCGAACTCTGAGTCCGTCGCGACGACGGTGCTCGGCGGCAGCGCGGACAGCTTCTCGATTAGCTCGGCGACGGTCATCGTGTGGCTCGCAGTTCGGTGGGCCAGTCGATCGCTTGTAGTCCGGTGGTGTGCCGCTCCTTCGTTTCGAACGGCAGCGGCCACCCGAGGTGGTGGGCGCCCATGGCGGCGAGGATGACGGCGTCGCCTTCGTCGTCGTTGCAGATCCGTTCGCCGGGGAACATCTCTCGCACCGCGGCGAGCACGCGGGCTTTGCGGACCTTCCGGTCGATCCCGCGGGGCACCGATCCGGTGGCCCACTTCTCCCGGGTCCCTGGGGCGACAACGGCGATCGGGATGCCCATGCCCTGGATCGTGGAGTAGACGCCCATCCACAGTGCGTGGCGGTCCATCTGGGCGCCGTACTGCGACCCGTACGACGGGCCTTCCATCACGACGAGCTCGGTGTCGGCTGGGATCTGGGAGATGATCCGGCGGGTTTGGGCCACGATGCGGCGAGCGCGTTGCGGGTATCCCTCGCCGGCGGTGCCGTCGCGGCCGACCGCGGCGACGGCGATCACCTTCGTCGGGCCCACGGGGTGGAGCGCGAGGACCGCGATGCCGGTGCTGGTGAGGGACGGGTCGAGACCGACGATGCTCACTCGACACCGCCCGCGATACCACCGGCAAGGCCGAACAGGCGCCTGATACCCGAGTCTGTGTCTGGGTCATTGAGGGTGATGGCGAACTCTTCGGTGCTCGATCCGTCGAGGCGGAGCACGGTGTCGACGTTCGTGACGTATCCGGTGTAGACGCGTCCGCCGATCTCGTAGCCGACGGTGTCGCCGCGCTGCGGCATCGTGACGCCGATGGGCAGGTACGGGGCTCCGTCAGGGATTCGGGTGCGGGCGGCGCGCAGTGGGCGCCCGTCGTCGATGGCGAGGCGGCCCATGAGCCGATGCGCGGCGGCCCGCATCTCGCGTGGTGCGAGGAACCACAGGCCGTGCTGGTCGAACCAACGGTCGACACGGTTGGTCGAGACGACGGCGCGTGAGTGGACGTAGTCGCCGCCCGGGCCGTCGATCTCGTGCCACACGATGCGACCACCGAGATCGTGTGGCGGGCGCGCCGTGTGGACGTCGAGGGTGAGGGGACGTCGGTCGGTCTCGTGGGCGGTGTAGTGGGCGTAGATGCCGGTGCTGGTGGCGGGATCGTTGATCAGTGGGGTCATGCCGGTGCGGCCGTCGACGAGCCGGACGATGAGGGTCGTGCGGGCGGGTGGGCCGACCATGCCGCGGACGACGCCGACTCCTTCGGTTTCGAAGGTGAACTCCTCCATGTCCTGGTGGGCGGTGATGTCGAGTCGCCACCAGCGGGCCGGTTCCAGCCAGCGTGTGATCCCGGGCCACCGTCCGAGCTCGGGCGTGACGCGGCCGTCTCGGATTGGGCGGGTCAGCCAGGATGCGGGGTCCAGCGGGTCGTCGGGAAGCTGCCACAGCCCGCGGAGCGCGCCCGCGGGGCCGCCGCCGAAGGCTGCTCGCCACATGAGGCAGTTGGGGCACTGGCAGCCGTCGTCGTCGGTCAGGCTCGCCGCTGCGTCGCACGTCGAGGGTAGGGGGCCGATGAACTCGGAGCCCGGGCACAGCACGGTGGAGTCGTCGTCGGCGTGGCGGTAGTCGCCGAGGATGGCCGATTCGGCGTACTCGTACTCCTCGCCCCGCATCCGGGCCATCACGACGTTCGTGAGGTACTCGCGGCGCATCTCCTCCATGCGGGTGGTGATGGCGAGGCCGTGCCACGCACGGCCGCAGTGCCCGCACCGGCGGTCGGCGTCGGCGGCGCGGCGGGCCTGCCCGCTTTCGCCGGCGGCGATTTGCTCGTCGATGAGGGCGTCGATGTCGTCGACGATGTCGCTCATGGTCGCTCCCGTCCGGTGAAAATGTCACTGCCCCAGGCAACGTGATGAACGAGCATCGAGGTGCCAACAGCGTGGCGCAGTGCTTCGATCTCACTTGGGAACGCCGTCGCGCCTGAGTTGTCGCCGTAGTAGGCGATCCAGACGCCGGTCGGTTCGATGGTCAGTTCGGCGTCTGGGGGCAGCATGATTGCCGAGTCGTGCGTGCTCACGGTTCCACCACCTGCGCGTCGGTGACCTCGTCGGGTTGGTGGCGGGCGAACTCGTCGCGGACGATCTGCGCCGCCTCACCGACACCGGAGAGGGCGAGGCCCTTCACGGCGAACGCGAGGAGTGCGCGGAGCGCATCGGTCGGGACGTCTTCGGCCGACGGGCTGCCGCCCGGGAGGTGTCCGAACAACCCGTCGGGGTGTCGCATCACGTGGATGCGCCACTCGATTGGTGAGTCGGCGCTGTCGCTGGTGTCGACGGCAACCACCTTGGAACGCTTCTCGGTCCTCACAGTTCCGTCACCTCCTGCATCACGTCACGGATGGCGTAGAACCGCATGTCGCACACCGGGCAGACCGGCTGGGGTGCGCCCTTCTTCGTGAGGGTGCGGCGCACGTGGTTGCGGACGACCTGCACGCAGTGCTGGCACAGCAGCGTCACGTGGTGGCCGCACGTGTGGTCGTCGTGTGTCTTCGGCGGGTGCATCACCACGCGGTAGACCGCGGGGGCGGTGCACACCACGCGGGGGGAGGCCGAGTCGCACGGGATGTGCGCGGCGAAGTCGGGCAGGTGGGGCTGGGTCACTACGAGCTTCCTTTCGAGGCTGAGGCGGCGAGCTGTTCGCGGACGAGTGCCATCCCGCGGGCGGCACGGGCGGCGGTGTCGGGGTCGTGATCGCAGACACGGTTCCCGCGGTAACCGGTCTCGTTGTCGCAGAGCGGGCAGTTCTCGCGAGCGATCCGTTCCGCCTCGACGCGGGCGGCGCGCTCGGCCCGTTCGGCCTCGGTACGGCGCTGGGCCTGCTGGGCGTCCCAGGTCTCGCGGATTCGCCGCGCGTCAGCGCAGGCGCCGCACGCCGGGGGGCGCTCGTCGTTGATGTGCTTGGGGCAGCGGGGGGTTGGGGGCTCGTCGCTCGCACGTTCCGGTACGTAACCCTCCCTCCCTTCGTAACCACTAGAGGGAAGGGAAGGGAAGGGATGGGAGTCGTGAACGTGCGGCGAACGTTCGCCCGAACCGTTCGGCTGAACAGGTTCAGTCCGTTCGGTGGAACGTTCACCCGAACGAACCTTGCGCATGCGCTGTCTAGCAGCAGCTTTCTCCGATTCGACCTGTTCTTTCGACCGCTGGTGATTGAGGAACTTCACGAACCGATAGCCACCGTCGACGGTCTCCCACAGGCCGCAATCCGTGAGGCGGTCAGCCTGTGCTTTCGTTCCGATTTGCCGCGCAATTCGCGTCGGAACGAATCCATCCGTGAGTTGCTGCATGCACCAGGCACCCGCGCGAGCCCACAATCCGATGGCCGAGTTGCCGGCCTGGATCATCTTGTCGTCGAACGCGGCGGTGTCTGAGACACGGAAGTCAGGCACTGAGTTTCACCTCCATGTCGATCTCTGCGAAGGTGAATTTGCGGCCTACGAGCTCGCTGATGGCTTTCTCTGCGCACTCGCGGGAGGGGACGGTTCCCTGCAGCACCGCGGTGGCTTTCTGGATGCGCTCAGCCCACTGCTCGTCCCGCACGTAGGTCGCCTTGCGGCGGTTGCACGGACTGCATGCGGCGCGCAGGTTGTCTATGTCGTCGGAGCCGCCGATCGCGCGCGGGATGACGTGGTCGAGCTCGAGCATGATGTACGGGTCGTCAGCGGTCCAAGGGGCGTTCTTCGGGGACGGGCACGGTTCGAACTGCAGCCCGCAGTACTGGCAGCGGTAGCCGTCGCGCTCGTAGACCGAGAGACGTACCCGCATCGAGATCTTGGGTCTATGCGCCACTCTGGGTCTCCTTGTCGTGTAGTCGGGTCGGGCAGTCGGGTGCGTGCCCCTGCGCTTCGGGGTGCCACTCGCACCACAGGCACCGGCGGTTCCGGATCCGCTCGGCGGTCGTGAGGACCCCGGGAAGGGGCTTCATCTCGCGGGTCTCGCGGCTCATTCGTCGGCTCCATCCGTGAGGAGTTCGGGACTCAGCTGGGCCGCGCGGCGAGCGAGCGCCTGTTGCTTCGTCACCACGAGGTGGCAGTCGTGGCAGAGGGTTTCGAGGTTGGACTGGTGGTTGTGGCAGCCGAAGCCATAGCCGCGGCCGACGCGCGGGACGATGTGGTTCACCTCGAGCGCGCGGGTGCTGCCGCACTTCACGCACTGGCGGCCGTCGCGCCGTTTCGCCTTCTCCCGGGCGGCGGTCCAGTCGTGCTCGCCGCGCCACTCGTACATGCAGGCGTCGCTGCACCAGCGGGTGCGACGGCCGGTCAGCTTGGTTCCGCAGCGGTCACAGACCCCGGGAGTATGCGCGTGTGGGAGCCACGGGCACGCTGCCGCCTCGCGCTCGAGATACTCGACGTACGTCACCGGGGTCCACCGCCGTTCGCGATCTCCAGGAGCACATCGGCATGGCACGGGGCATCGAGCGGGCACCAGCACACGAGGTCACGGCCACGGAGGACGCGATTCGCGTGCGCGGGCAACGACTCAATGCCGTGGGTGTAGATGCCGTGATGCGGTCGAGCGGAGGGTTTGACCGGAACGAAGACGACCGGCGCATACCGGCGGTACGCCTCGACAGACTGCTCGGCAGTGATGTCACTCAGCCCTGAGACGGGGCCGTAGATGTTTGTGATGTCGGGCACCGCGCCGCCGACCGGAAACGGGTTGCCCCACTTCGTCGGCCGCCCGACGTAGACCGCACCCTGGGGCATCTTCCAACCCTTCGTGCGACGGCGCTGGATACGTTGTGGCATCACCGATCGCCTCCGTGCAGGGGGCACACCAGGCGGTGGTCGCGACGACCGTGCGCTGTGTCGCACAGCTCGCGGTCAGTCGGGTGTCGGCAGACGTTGCCCGGGCGGGTGATGAGCCCGCACCGGCAGTAGGTGACGTCCAGGAGCGGGTTGTAGGTGACCGGTTCGTGCTGGTCGGTCGAGCATCGGTTTCGCACCCCGATGTCCTCGTTGAACAGCACGGGGATCAGGCGATGTCGGGTGAAGGTCATGTGGCACCGCCGAAGTCGAGGACCGGCTGAGCCAGCCGGGTCCGGATCGATAGGTCGAGGTACTCGCTGTTGAGGTCGATGCCGACGTATCGGCGCCCGTGCCGGGCGGCGGCGAGCCCGGTTGTGCCGGAACCGCTGAACGGGTCGAGGACGGTGCCGCCGGGTTTGCACCCGGCCTGGATGCACCGCTCGGCCAAGGCGAGGGGCATGACGGCGAAGTGCGCACCGGGAAACGGCTGCGTGGGGATGGACCAGACGTCGCCGGGATTGCGGCCCCGCTCGTGGGTGGCGGTGTGGCGCTCGCCGGTCGGGCCGCCGTTCGTCTGAGGGGAGGTGCCCGGGGGTCGCGCCTCGGCCCGCTGCCCCCACGCCTGGGCGATGGAGTTCTCTTTGTTCACGCTGCCCGATCGTGCGCGGCGGGTCAGGTCTCGATCGCCGTCGTACTGCTCGCGAATGGGGTCGAGATCGAACCAGTAGCGGGTCGACTTCGCGAACATGAACACGTGCTCGTGACGCTTCGACAATCGGTCGGTGATGCTCTCGGGCATGCCGTTTGGCTTCGACCAGATCACCTCGTTGCGCAGGATCCAGCCGTCATCCTGGAGCGCGAACGCGACGCGCCACGGGATGCCCATGAGGTTCTTCGCGGGCGGGGCGCCCGGCTTGATCGCGCCGGTGTTGCTGCCCTTCGATGGGTACCGGCCATCGTGGACCGGAGTGATCATGCTGCCGTTGATCGGCCGCTGAGTGCCGCGTTCGTCCTTGCGTCCCTGGTTGCCCCACGATCCCGAGTAGCTGTCGCCGAGGTTGAGCCACAGGGTGCCGTCGTCGGTGAGCACGCGGCGCAGCTCGGCGAACAGCGCGCGCATCGTCTCGACGTACTCGGCTGGCGAGGCCTCCAACCCGTATTGTCCGGGCTCTCCGTAATCGCGGAGGCCGAAGTAGGGCGGGCTCGTCACGATGCAGTTGACCGATCCGGATTCGAGCTGCCGGCCGATGGCGAGCGCGTCGCCGAGGTAGAGCGTCGCCGAATCGTCGGCGTAGTACGGCGTCATGACACCTCCTGGAACAGGTCGAGTTGGCCGGGTGCGGGCTGGGGTCGCTCTTGAAGGTCGATCGCTTCGAGGGTGATGCGGTACAGCGCGGGGATGTCGCGGGTGTTGACCGGGTAGACCCGCCACGCGACCAGCGCGCGGGCTCGTAGCTCGTCGGGGAGGCTGTCGGCCCACTTCTGGACTCGGGTGAGGGTGATGGACGTTTCGCGCTCGGGGTTCCACTGAGTGGGCCACCAGCCGGTGAGCTTGTTGCCGCGTACCGCGTAGGAGAAGCGGCCGTTCCCGCCTCCACTCATGCTGGTTCGCACGTGGTCGGTCATGCCGGACGTCGCGACGATGGGAGCGATGACCCGGTGCGCTTCGCGGAGGAGGTCCCGCTCGTCGGCGGTCAGGACGAGGGTCATGATCGCGCGCTGTCGAGTAGATCGCGGTTGGCTTCGCGGAACGCGTCACCGTTCTGCTCGATCCATGCTGCGGTTGCCTGTTGGCGGCGCGGGAGAGCCAGCCCGTCCCAGCGGTTTCGCCAGGTGCCGTCCTTGAGGAGGTACGCGCTGGTGCCGTCGTAGACGCCGGGGATCTCGACGGCGATCGCGATGTCGTCGGTGGTGAACTCAGGCACTCGTCACCTCCTCGGTGTAGATGGAGAGTTGTGGTCCGACGTTGCGGGCTGTGGCGATGTCGGCGCGGTTGTAGGCGGCGATGAGGTCTTTCAGGTGTTCCTCGGCCTTGAATCCGGTGAGGTCGGAGCGGACGGGGCCGTCGAGATAGGCGATCAGTTCGTCGGGGGCGCCGGTGATCTCGTAGGGCTCGCCGTCGGGGCCGCGGTTGTCGACGTCGCGGAGACGCCACTGGGTTTCGCTCACCGGGCCACCTCCCGGGTTCCGTACTCGGCGTGCTGTTCAGCGAGGGCGTCGAGTCGGCGGATGATGTCGGCGGGCGGTGTCCACAGTCCGAGTGCGCCTGCGCAGATGAGGGGTTCGGCGAGTGGGCGGGGGTTCTCGAGGACGAGGTGGGTGACGGCGCGGCGGGTGCGGCCGCCGGCCTCGGCGTAGGCGCTCACGCCCCAGGGGCGGCAGCATCCGCCGTCGGGATGGACGTCGACGAGGTCGACGATCCCGATGATCGCGCCCTTCTCGAACTGCCACTCGGGCAGCCGGCCACCGACGATCCCGTGCGGTGGGTGCTGCTCGTACCAAGCGCCGTGCACCAGATCGGACTGCGAGCCGCGGTCGGACCACCGCAGACCCGCGTGGATCGCCAGCGGGCCCCGGTAGGACCAGTTCGCCGTGCGATTCTCGATGAGCTTCCCGCCCTGGACGATCGCCCACGCCCAGGGCTGCTGGACTGTGAGGGCCTTCATAGCTGACCGTTCAGGGTGTTGGCCATGCATTGGGGGCAGACTTCGCCGTCGTCGCCGGAGTACCAGCCGACGGGCTGGCCGGTGATGACCTGCAGGGGGTTGTAGTCGTAGGCGTCGGCGAGGGTGCGTTCGCGACGGCACAGGCTGCATGTCGGCACGCCGGGACTGGTCTCGGCGCTCATCAGGGGCGGTCCACGTTGGGGATGATCGTCTCGGGCTTGAAGGTCACCCGGTAGTGGTCGGTGCTGACCTTCGCGCCGGTCGTCTGCTCCGACATCACGAACACGTTGTCGGCCTTGATCACGTGGTGCTTGACGAAGTCGCCGTTGGCGAGTTTGCAGATGATCTCGTTACGGCCGTCGGGGAATTCCAGCGAGCACTTTCCCTCGACGACCAGCAGGTACTTGTCGGTGATGCCGTTGATCACGGTGATCCGCCGGCTGATCTCGAACTGCTCGGCGGCCTTCTTGAGGTTCTCGTCGGCAACGTCGGCGTCGGTGTTGCATCCGGTGAGGGTGGCGGCGACGGTGGCGGCTGCGAGCGCGGTTGCGGCGAGGGTCTTTCGCGTGGTGTTCATCGGGTTCCTCTCGGTTGGTTGATGCGGCGTGCTGCCATCCGTGTCCATCCGATGACGGAGAGCGCTTCGACGACGAGCAACACCCAGGCGGCGGCGAAGAGGAGCACACCGCCGGTGATGATGGCGGCGACGGCGAGGCAGAAGAGGGCGAAGTTGGCGACGGCAAGCAGCACGAACGGCATCGGTCAGCCCTTCGTCTCGGAGGAGAAGGGAGCGACGTCAGGGTCATGCTCGACCCCCATTGGATTTGGCGGGGTCCAGCCGTCCTCGACTAGGAACCGGGCGATACTCTCGCCCCGTTGGTAGTCCGACTTACCCCAGTTCGTTTCGTCCCCCTGGACCGCGGCGGAGTGCTTACCGAGCTCGACGATGCTGTCATAGGCGGACTGCGCCGCTTCGTATCGTTTCCGGTACTCGTCGGCATTGCGGCTGCCGTCAGCCTCAAGTTGGTCCGCAGTCGCCTGCAGCCGGTTGTGGTCGGGGATCGTGAATCGCCTCATCAGTCGTCGCCGTCCTTCTTCTGGTCGGAGAACGCGGGCCGCACAACGTTGTCCCGCTCCGGCTCCGGCTCACGGGCCGGTTCGTCCTCGGTGTCGGCGTTGAGGTCCCCGGTCACGTTGCCGGCGTCGTCGAACAGGCCGCCGCTGGTGTCGACGTCGGCGTCGGGATTCTCGTCGGCGGATTCCTTCGCCTTGCGCTTCAACGCGGCGATCTCCTCCGGGGTGTTGACCCGCTGCAAGTCGTTGAGCGGCCCGAGCTCCCGGTCGTAGAACACGAAGTGCTTCATCTTGATGACGAGGTGGGACTCGTCGCCGCGGGTGACGAACCCGAAGCCGTCGAACTGCGCCTTGACGATGTAGGTTCTGATCTCCTCCTCGTAGGGCGGGTTGAAGATCGGGAAGTCACTCGCACCACCGGTCAGCTGGACCAGTGCCGAGGTGTAGGTGCGGCCGTTGATCGTGATGCCTGAGCCGAGGGGCACCTCGAACCCGTTGTTGCCGTTCGCTTTCGGGATGCCGGCGGGCGCCTGGTGGCGTTCGGTGGGGAGGCCGGTGGTCTCGTCGTAGTTCGTCACTGTCTGCCTTCTCCGGTGTTTTCTACGTAGGTGTAGGGGGCGGGTTGTGCGAGGTGGGTGAGGGCGTCGACGAGCGCGAGGACCGCGTGGGTCTGCGCGACCACCAGGTGGTAGCCCGCGGCGCTCGGATCGTTCTTCGCCTCGGTCAGGAAGTGCCGAGCGTCGTCGACGTCGGAGTGCTGGCCGGTCATGAGTAGTCCGCCGATCCGGTCAGCGGGGCGAGCGCGGACACCGAGTTGGCGATGGAGTCGTCGAGACCTTCCCGGTGTCCTTTCGCCAGGATCTTCGCCATGTCGTGCTGGTTGCCCGACGTGCCGTACTTCTCGGCGATCCGGTCCACCTCGGCCTCGTTGCCCTCGGCGTAGGCGACTGCGAGCTGCGCGATGGCCAGCTCGTATCCCCAGCCCTCCAGCTCGAAACGCTCGGTGCCGGCACGGGCGCGGAAGTTGTTCAGCCGTGCCCGAATCCATTCCGGCAGCTCGGCTTCCCGTGCGGTCCACTCTTCGCGGTGGGCGTCCAACTGCTCGCGCTCGCGGCGCTCGAAGTCCTCGGACTGGCGGCGCGACTCGGCGGCCAGGTCTTCGTCGGTCATCCGGAAGCGCCACACGCCGTCCGAGTCCATCAGCCCGGTGATGCGGGAGAACTGGACCGTCTCGAGTGCGAACTGGTCACCGGGAGCGAATATCTCGCCGATGTCGGTCTTCGATCGGATGAAGCCGGTCGAGCTCGTCGTGGAGAACTCGTAGCTGTCCCCGCGGTCGCGGCACTCCTTGACGGTGTACCACTCGAGGGCGCGCTGTCTGTCGGCCCAGAACTCGGCGGTGTGGGTGGGGGCGGCGGCGGTCACGAGATGAGTCCGCGGTCGTCGATGGTGCCGTCGACCTTGTGGACGACCAGGCGGATCGCCGAGTCGGCGAGGGTGGCGAGGAGTCGGCGGCCGGCGGTCGTTGCGTCGTCGCGGCGCTTGTAGCCGTCCGGGCCCGATCGGGCCTGCACCAGTTTCCCGTTGGGCGACATGAGTTTCCAGTGCCACTTCCCGGACTTCGTCGAGTAGATGACGAGGTCGCGGTCGGGGCGCGCCTTCTTCTTCGTCGGCACCTGGGCGGTGGCGGCGAACTGCGCAGCGTTCGGTGAGAGTTCGGTGGTGGTCATTTGGCAGGTCCTTCCGTGTCGTGCTCGGTGATGAGGCTCTCGACGGTGTCGATGAGCACCTGGTCTCCCTGATCGCGAAGCTGCTGCAGCATGTCGGCGATGTGGTCGACGTTCGCTGCGGTCAGCGGTGCGTCCGGGTCGCGGTCCGGGACGAGCTGGGCGGCGACGATGCGGCGGCCGTTCTTGTCGTCCTTCGTCAGTCCGGCGGCGACGAACAGGTCGTTGAGCCGCTTGAACTGCTCCTTCGTCGGCTCGTCCGCCGTCTCGACTTCCGCGTCCACGACCTGCGACGGTTCCGGTTCTGGGCTCGATTCGGAGGGCTGCTCGTCGGTGACGCCGAGCGCTGCGGCGAGTCCGGCGGCGCCGCGGCCGCCTTCCTTCTTCGGTGCCTCGTCGACGACCTCGGAGTCGATCACCGTGTGGTGGGCGGCGTCCTCGAACACCACCCCGGAGAACGTGTCGGGGAAGGCGTGGCGCCAGGCGGCGGCCTCGGCGCACTTGGCGAGCTGGTTGGCCGGCATCTTCTTCCACATCGAGTTCGGCTGACCGTTGCTGTTGGTCTGGACGTACTCGGAGTAGTTCGCGATCCCGACGTGCCGCTCACCGTCGCGGATGATGACGAACTTCGCGGCCTGCGGCGGGTTCTTCGTGTCGAGCCACACGTCGACCCAGTCGGTGCCGTTGTGCCAGTACGGGCCGTCCTGGTCGAGCTTGATTCCGAGGGCGTTGACGACGCGGCGGCCGCCGAGCCGGTATCCGTCGATGCCGACCTGGATGGTCCACTTCGTCTCCCACCGTTCGGGTTCCCCGCGGTAGCCGCCGGTCTTCGTCTTCCGGCCGATCATGTAGATCTGCTTCTTGAACGGGTCGAGGCCGGTGCTCTTGGCCTGGTGGAAGAACACCTGCAGGTCCCCCGGCGATGCGTCCTGGACGCCGAGCTGGGCGAGCGCGGCGACCTGCGCTTCGCTGAACTCGGATTGGCCGGGGGCGATGGCGAGGTCGGAGGTGGGCTGTGTGGCGATCGCGCCCTGCTTGGTGGCGATTTCGGTGCTGCTCATGCTGCGTTGCTCTCCTTCGTGGTGATGCTGTCGGGGTCTGTCTTGGTGATGGGGTAGAGCGAGACGGAGCCGCGCTGCCCGGGTTGGCGGCGGGCGATCTTCTGCTCGGGGCTGCCGGCGACGGCGTGCTGGGCGTTGCGCATGGCGTCGAGGACGCGGGTCTTGAGTCCGCGGTGCCGCTTGGTGATCGTCTTGAGATCGGCGTCGGCGGTGAGGAAGTCACGCGCGAGGACCGGATCGAGCACGGCGGTCGACCCGTCGATGTCCGGGTGCATCGCCTTGACCGTCTCGTACGTCGACACCGAGTCGTCCAGGTCCGGCGGCGGGGTCTGCGCGACGATCGACGGCCACATGGCGTTGATGCGCGCGAACATCGCTGCAGCGAGCCGGGGTTCGTAGTCGACGTGGTAGATCTTCGGTTTGCCGAACTGGAACCACACGACGATGTCGGCGGGCTCGGACGTCCAGCCGGTGATGTGCTGTTGGGCGATCACCTGGGCGGCGTAGTCGGCCGGTACCTCTCCGGAGCCGTCGTCGCCCCACTCTTCCTTATCGCGTGCGGTTTTCACCTCGACGACCTTGCGGGTGCGGCCGCGCGATGCGCGGAGGTCGAGGGTCGCGAGGTTCGGGAACGACAGGGCGTCGTTGGTGTAGGCGACTTCGCCGCGGGACAGCCGCCACCCGGGGTTCTTGTACAGCCAGTACTCGCGGGCGGCGAGCTCGCACGCGTGGCCGTAGTCGAAGTCGTCTTGGCGAGCCTCGGCGATCGGTTCGGGTGCGACGAGGCCCGCCATCTCGTGCCACACCGTGTACTGCGAACGGAACCGCGACACTCCGAGCAGCGCGGGGATCTTCGACGGCGACACCACTTTCCGCCACTCGTCGCTGCCCGGGGCGGGCGGGTTCTTCACCTCGAGAACGGTCACAGTGCCACCACCGAGAAGATCGCTTCGGACACCTGCGTCACGAACAGCCCGCAGTAGCAGCAGTGGAGGCCGGTTCGAGCGGCGCGCAGCATGTTCTCGAGGCTCGTGCGTTCAAGGGTCAGGTGGGTGTCACACATGCAGAGCGTGTAGGTGCCGCAACGGTGGTCCTTCGGGCCATGCATCCGTACACGCCACTCCGCGGGCCGGTCGCAGCCCCCTTCGACCTCTACCTCGCATGCCACCACAGCGTCGAAGTCCGGGAGCGCGGCGTCGATCGCCGCGGGGTTGATCGCGGGGGCGGTCATCAGTACTCCTCCTCGCGCAGGGTGGTGAGGGCGTCCCACCAGTCGCGGCACCAGCGCGCGTCACCGAGGGCGGTGTGCCGCGGGTACATCGGGTCGCCTTCGGGGGTCACCATGGGCATCACCTGGCCGGCGAGGTCGTCGGAGCGCCACGGAATGTCGGCGGGGAGGTTCTCGTATCCGTCGGCTTGGCGTTTCGCGAGGCGGTATCCGAGCGTCATCGCGCTGAGGTCGATCACGCGGTAGTGCCACGACGGCTGCAAGTCCGCCACGTCGAGGAGCCGCTCGAGCATCTTGGCGTCGAACGCGGGGTTGACGCCCACGATGTGCGTACCCGCGAGAGCGGCGTGGATGATGCTGGCGGCACCGGCCCGGGTGTAGACGTACATGTCGGTCGCGGCGCCGAACCGGGCATCGTGGTCGACGCGGAACTTCTCGTCGAGAGTGGCGGCGTGCTCGAAGTTGTGGTCGATGTGGATGTGGACGGTGTGTTCGGTGTCGTCGCTGTATCGGATGATCGCGGCGAACTCCCAGATCTCGGCGCCACGGTCGAGGCCGGTCGTCTCGGTGTCGACGAACGCGTACGTGGTCATCGGGGCACCTCCCCGGCGGCGCGGATGGCGGCAAGGCGTGTGGCGCCGGACTGTTCGGCTTCGACGACGCGGTCGAGCCAGTCGGCGCGGGCGACGTCGGCGGGGGTGGCCCACCGGTGGTTGAGTGACCGCAGCAGCGTTGACGCGGGTGCGACGTTCCACGACAGGCCACGTTCGAGGGCGGCGCCGAGCTCCAGGACGCCGGCGATCATGGTGTTCGGCTGGCCGTCGAGGATGTGGGGTGCCTTGTTGCCGTACGCGGGTGACACGATCGCGCAGGCGTCGGGGTCGTATTGGGCGAGGGTGACGACGCGTTCGACGACGTCAGCGAGGGTGCGGGGTTCGGTCATCACTCGGCCCTCCCACGCGCTTCGACCTGGCCGAGGGTGTAGGCGTCGATGTATTTGCGGGACCGGCCGCGGGGCAGCAGGTGGTTGAGGGCGTCTTCGAAACCGTCGAGGTCGCCGTCGCGCACCTGGTCGACGTACTCGGAGATGGCGGTGAACGGCAGGGCGAAGATGAGTCCCTCGACGGCGCCGAGTTCGGTTTCTACGGTGACGACCGCGTCGTGGCCGCGGCACCCGGTGTAGAGGTCGTTCACCGACGGGCGATCGACCAGAGTGGTGCGGCGATCGCTGCACAGCGGGATGGCTGGGCGGGATTCTCCCGCGGCGATGTCGACAGATGCCTGGGTGATGATCTCCACGCGGACACTCATCGTCGTGCCCGAATCCGGTTGATGCGGCGTGACTTCCGGCCCGCCTTGTTCCGCGCGCGGCGTCGTTCGGTGCGGGCGATCCGCGGGTCCGGGATAGCCTCGACGGTGCCGTCGCGGTGGGTGATCACGCGGTCGTCGGCGTACCCCTGATAGACGCCCTGCACCATGAAGTAGCCACGGCCCGGGAAGTAGGCGGGCTTCGTCATGCCGTGGAGGATCGCTTCCTCGTACGGGGTGAGGTCGCGGAAGTTGTCGCGCTCGGCGAACTGGCTGCGCTCGGCGGTGGGCTGGTCTGCGGCGGTGGTGTTCACTGGTCGTCGCCTTTCGTTTTCGGGTAGTCGATGGAGATGACGTTCGTCTCGGGGATCTCGGTCCGGGTGCCGTCGTCCTTGTGGATGACGACCCAGCGGCCGTCCCTCAGGACGTCGCCGCCGACCTGCACGGCTCTCGCCTCCTGCGTGCGGTTGTCGATGTCCTCGTAGCGGACTCGGCCGAAGGTCATCGGGGCCGTCCTTTCTGGCGGGCGCCGCGCGCGCGGCCGCGGCGGCGGAACGAATCGGCTTCGGGGCAGGACGCGAAGTGCGGGGAGAACACCGGGACGCCGGCAGCCCGCATACCGGCGGCCTGCCCGGGGGTGACGACCGTCGCGCGGGGCAGCTTCTCGCCGTCCTGCAGCGGCGCGACCGCGAGGTTCCCGTCCGAAGCGGGTTTGTGGTCGACCGGGATCGACCGGCCGTCGCGGGTGACGGCGAAGAACATCAGCTCCGAGCAGCCGCGGCACCGCTTCAACTGGCCGGGACCGGGCACGAACACCGTCGAGTTGATCGAATTCACCGGTGATCACCGCCGATCGGCGGCACATACCGCACGTAGATGCTGGGTGTTTCAGAACCGGCCTGGCGGAGCGCAGCTTCGAATCCGCGAGTGAATCCACCGGTGGCGCGACGCACCTGGTGTCGGAGCGCCGTCGGGGTGGAGTCCTCGGCGCCGGCGGCGTTGTACCGAACCCACCGACCCGGGTGCTGGCGGCAGAACGAAATGAGGTCTTCGCGGACCGCCGGTATGCCGTGCTGTTTGCTGCGAGGAAGGTCGGCGAGCTCGAATGCGGGGCGCCCGTTCGCGATCCGCAGGTGCCGGTTGCGGTCGACGTCGGGCATGACGTCGTCCGGGTGCGGGCCGCCGCGACGCTCCGCGCGCTGGGCGCGGCGCTCGTCGGTCCCCCACTGCTGGCGATCGATGTCGGCGAGGCTCACGGTGCCATCTCCGTCGCCAGGTCGTGGCGGCCGACGAGGTACACGAACTCGACGTCGTCGTCGCACCCGTACTCGAGGTGCAGCGTGGGGATTCCGTCCTGGCACGCCCGGTGGTACGCGGGGTACTCGACGACCGTCCACGACCAGCCCTCGGGGCACGGCAGAACCTCTGCCTGGGTGAGGAAGTCGGTGCGGATCCGCTGGCCGACGGGCGCGGTCGCGACCTCGATCAGCTTCTCGTAGCGGGATGCCGCCTCGTACAGGACGTGCGCGACACCCGCGTGTCCGGAATCGGCGTGCTTCCCGGCCCACTCGCGCAGCTCGTCGGGAGCGACGGCCACCTGGACCGTCAGACGCTCGCTCATGACTGACCGCCGTCGAGCTGGTCTGCGAGACCGGTGAGAACGTCCGCCACTTCCTCCATCGCAGGCGGTGGGCCGTCAATCAGCTCGCGGGCGACGGTGCGTGCGAGGTCGGAGGTGACCGCGACCGCTTCCCCGGCTCCGCGGTCCCGGGGGACATCTGTGGTTGCCGGGACGTCGACGGAGAACGCGGCGAACGCGCCGAGACCGGTCGCGCCGCGGAACTGGATCGCGGCGTCACCGGCGACACCGCGGTGCCGTGCCTCGGCGACGAAGGCTGCGAGTTCGTCGAGGGTGGCCTTCGGCCCGCGGAGAATCACGCGTGTAGCGATCATCGGTCCCAGTCCTCTCGGTTCAACCGGTCACGGGCGGTGTCGATGACGTCGAGGAGTTCACCGTGGATCGAGATGCGTTCGCCGGTGCGCTGATTGGTGATGGCGATGCGGCGGGCGGGCGTCCCGACGAGCGAAGTCTGGACGATCGCGAAGTCGACGCCCTTGCGGGCGCACGCGTCGCCGAGTTGCTCGATCGAGCGACCGATGGCCTCCCGCCGCCTTGCGATCTGCTCCGAGGTTGGGGTGTCGGCGATGTTCGACGGGATGTTGGCGCTGTCGTAGCGCGACGCCGAGGTCACTGCGCCGACCCTGACCGGGCGACGATGTAGTCCAGGGCGGTCTGCAACGCGGCGACGACGTTGTCGTCGTGGTAGCGGGTGACCGACAGCGACGCTTTCGGGTCCCGCTGGTCCGGGCCATGGACCGACAGCATGTACTCGTCGCCGTAGTCCCCCTCACGCGTCACGGGGTACCGATTGCTCGGCAGGCCGAGGACGGTGACGGCGGTGACCACCCCGCCCTCGGGGTGTGGCTGGATCGACATGATCACGCTCAGGTCGGGCTGTTGCTGGCGGATGCTGCGGATCAGTTCGACCGCGCCGGCGCTCATCGCTGGCCCCCGAACAGTTCGCTGGGCGGGATGGGCTTGAACGTCCGCTTCGTCATGTCGGCGGCAGGGTCGTAGTCGGCGTCGACGATCCGGTAGTAGGCGCCGTGCACGTCGGGGCCGAGGATCTGCTCCGGGTCGAACTCGGTGCAGTCGCCGCGGTAGTTCATCGTGTTGCTCACTGGTCGACCTCGACGATCTCGCCCTTGTGGACGGTCAGCGGGTCGAGGTCGCCACCGAATGCGGAGCGGGAGAGGTCGACCAGGATGAGGATTCCGGCGCCGACGAAGAACGCGACGACGGTGCAGAATCCGAGATGGCGGAACACGAAATCGAACAACATTGGGCTGGATTCCCTTCTGAGGGTGGAAATCCCGCCGCCCGGCCTTCCCCATCGAACACGGCCGAACGACGGGGGTCTTATGTGGAGCGGAGCGCGGATGCGCGCTCGGTGGGGCTCATGCCGATTCCGCCCGATCGGTGAGGAGTGCCTCGACGTCGGAGCGACGGAAGCGGCGGTGCCCGGTGGGAGTGCGGGTCGAAGAGATCCGACCGGCTCGTTCCCAGCGTTTTAGCGTGTCGACAGAGATTCCGATGAGGCCGGCGGCTTCACCTACGCTGAGCCTGTCATCCGCAGCATGCTTTGTTTGCATGGGTCTAAACCAAGCATGCTGCGATAGGTGATGTCAACGACGGCAGGCAATGTGAATCACAGAAATTGAGTATTGCCCCGGTTTGCCTGCGTATGCCATGCTTTGTTCATGACTGCAGACGCACACCACGGGGAACACGTCTTTCCGACGTGGACATTGGGTGACCGCATCCGCAAAACGCGGGCGGTTTCAGGGCTGGACCAGCGGGGATTCGCTGACGCACTCGGAGTAAAGCCGGGATCGCTCGCCGGCTGGGAGACTGATCGTCAGCGTCCGCGCGACGTCGTCGCGCTGGCGAAGCGGATCGAAATGATCACCCGCGTCCCGGCCGAATGGGTCCTTGGACTCCGAGACGGCCCGGACGAGGGCGATTCGAGCCCCCTGACGGGTTCGAACCGTCGACCGCTCGCTTACAAGGCGAGTGCTCTACCACTGAGCTAA